GGAAAAAAATGGCAAGAAGACAAAGGCGCAGAAGGGGCTGGGATGAATATTCCACCAAAAGCTGCTTTGGGGGAGAAGGTCATAGCAGCAATTGGGATTAGGATTGATTTAACCATAAACCGCCCGCTCCGGCGGGCCAACGAAATGGGGAACGGCAATGAAAAGAATCATAGTAGAAAACACGCAAGAGGCCAGAGAAGAAATGAAAAAGGCAAGATGCGACTTCGAGCATGTCGCATACAATCACAAACCAGGAACATATCTGAGAAGCATGAACAATCCTGAAGAAGAAATCATAATAGAAATAGCCGATGGACACAACGAAAGGGGAGAAAAATGAAATACGAATTCGCAAAAGATGGGAACTCGTTTTTTACACAGGAAGTAATTAATAAAGATCGATGCCTTGCTCATGTCGCGTCTCAAATCGGAGGCGCAAATCGTAATTCGTTTACGGTTGAGGCAGAAAATCGGAACGAAGCGTTTGAAAAATTTTTCGGGTTTTCCCCGGATGATTCGGTCGATTATCCGGAGGAAGTGGCTCCAAACATGTACACATATGAATCCTGTGATGGCGGCGGATGGGCTGAAAATCCGTATACAGAAGAAGGCTATGAAATCAATCCTGCCATTGAAATCGCAGTTTAACCACAAACCGCCCGCTTCGGCGGGCACAACGAAGACATAGGGGAACTCGTGAGATGTTCATAATAAAATACGGTGAAAAATTTTTCGACGGCAATCAATGGGCGGATGAGTATCCGGAGGCGGAAATATGGGATGAACAGGAAGAAGCGGAGAGAGTTTGCGCCAATATTGGCGGGGTTGTGATTGAAAATTATGGTTATGTGGATGAAAGAATCGTTTTTGATTCGGAATGTGATATTTTGGTATAAAAGCCGGGCTTGGTTGTGACGCAACCAAGCCCAATGGGAAGAAAACTTGACGAGAAAGGCGACGATCGTGTCGCCTATGTTCAAATCGATAAATCTTATGTGTTTGCGGAATCGTTCTATGCTATTAGGAAAAGGAATTAATAAAGGAGAAAAAGGTATGTTTACTCATCGATTTGATGGGGTGTTAAAAATGGAAAGGGTCGATGGAATGCTTAGGGCGACCCATGTCCAGACGATTCCGATGCCGCCGGTAGGTACTATGTGTACGTTTACCGGAGGCGGCCTCGGAATGAGACCGATGAGGCCGGACGAAAAAATAAAACCTGTTGTTGTTTCGTCCGGAAATCTCCGTGGAGCACTGCACGGAAGGCCGATAAAGAGCGGCGGCTATTTTGAATATATGGGAAAAAAGGATGGGCAACATTTTTTTAAAGAAAAAGGAGAAAAAAAATGAAAGACAAATGTCCTTATTGCGGGAATGAATTGCAGGCTAGCGACTGGCCCTTTGCCGGAGCGAGCGGATCATGCATAAATTGTTGGGACTCCGGGATAGTTCCAGGTTCTCCGGGATATCAGGAACCAGGATGCGGCGCGTGCATTGATGAGAACGGAGAGGAGTTTATCGATCTCTCTTCAGTAGCTCAAGCCTGCGGAGTTTGCGGATGCGATGTCGGGGAATCTCGGACTTGTCCGGGATGTAACGCGAACATTTAAATAAAATTCAGAATCCCCGGCGTAGATATGGATTCCGGCAAGCTGGCCGTGAGACAAGCGGAGGCAACCCGGATACCCATACCGGGAAACCGAGTCGGGATTCTGAAATCCAGGAGCAAGATAACGAAAGGGAGAAAATGGAAACGATGATTGAAATGATAGGAATTGGAAAATTAGAAATAGAAGGAACAACAAAAAGCGTCTTTGAATCATATATGAATGCCAAAGGGCATATTTTTACAAACGGCGAAAAATATGCTTTGGTATTCAGAACAACAGCGGGATTAAAGGTTATTGTCCGAGAAAATTTGGAAGAAGCGGTCCGAAATGTTGCCCATAGTTTGAATATGATTATAGATGATTTATCCACTTGTAAGATTGAACACAAATGGATAAAATTATCTTATAATTCCGGTATGACGAGCAATAATTTTTGTCAATATACCGAAAAATATGGAAATTCAGAGGCTGGCTTGCTTCCTATTGGCGGATTTTGGACAATCGAACAAATTTGGCCATATACAAATATTGTATTTGGATCAAATTTGAAATGCAAATATTGTGGATGGAGATTTGATGATAATAACCATCAATGCAGGCCAAAACCAAAAATCAAAAACATACAAAACACAAATTTCAATGATATTATTGATGATATCAAATTGAGCTTAAAGGAATAAAATGAAAATAATTGAACTATCTGAAAAAGTCGGGATAAAGCCTGATACAATCAGGCATGTTTGGACAAACAAATTGGTTGAAAACGGGCATGCCAAAAATATAGGCAATGGCAAAAAAATTGGGAGATACGATTATTTCGAATCTGCCATTGTCTATATTCAAAAAAACAAAAAAGTCGGGGTTGTAAAAACGACCATCAATAAAATAAAACTCCTTGCAACTCCTGAAAAAAACGCCGAATTCAGACGAAAAATGACAAAAAAGGAAATCGATATATTTGATTCAAGAATATATTCCGATTCGCCCACAACCTTGCAGGAAATCGGTGATCGCTATGGCATATCCAGGGAACGGATTCGCCAGATTGAAAAAAATATAGTTAAAAAAATGAGAGAATTTTTTATTGAGGATTGAGGATTGGATAGAATAAAAAAAATTTAAAAAAGGGGGATGAAAATGAGGATTAAATACGGGAAAAGAAATGAAAGAATGTTTCGAATGAATTATCAAGATTTTTTGAAAAGAGTAATTCCTTTTCATCTAAATCCGAAATCAAGAACGGAAAGTCATCGTAGAAGAAAAGCTTTTATCTATTGTTATGAAAACGGTGTGCCAATTGAAGGAAGCATTGAAAAACAAAAAGAAGAATTGGAGAAAGTGGGAAAAGAAAAGAAATCGGGCGAAAGAACTAAAACGGGAAGAAAAAGAAAAAAGAAAACAGATGTAATGATGAAGAAGCAAGATATCGAGGAGTGGCTTGATAATCTGAGAAATGATCCGAGTCCTGAAAATGAGATTAGGATCGAAGTTCTTGAAATAATTTTGGGGCTAAATGTGGCTATTTGAATTGCAGAAGGGAGTCAAACCCGCAAAACTTTAAGACTCCATCCGATTCCATAATTTGACATAATTTCAAAATTGTTATAAAATCCTCTGAGAAAAATAAACTTTCTCAGAGGATTTTTTTATGGTTGAAATGCTCTTCAAAAATATGGCAGAGGAAATTGTTAACGAAACGTTTGCGAATCTGCTGACAATCGAACGCCAACAGGAAATCGAACATATAGGAAAGCGTTGGGATTTCTACGACGGCAATCAGGAAAAATGGATTAAGCAATATATTGGCGAAGAAGATGATGAGTGGAAAGAAAAAGAAAAAATAAAACTCAACTATACTCGCCTTGTTGTTGATAAGTACATCGAAGGAATTTTTGGCAAACCTGTAAAAGTCGAATTCGAGGACAGATCATATCAGGATATTTGGGATGCAATTATAAGCCCCAGGACGTTTTACGACATTTCTCCGTTTATGAAAATGGTCCAAAGAATTGCTGAGATTTCTGACACTTGTGCCATAATAGTCAGAACAAATCCGAAAACCGGCGATATAACTTTTGAGGATATACGGGGGGAATTTCTTCATTTTGTTCCAAAAGAAAACGATGGGAAACAGATAGGGAGGATTGAAATATCATATCCGTTTGATTCATTTGTTGCTGGTGACAGACTCAGACACAGGGTGGAAATTTGGGACGAAGAAAGCTACGGAGTTTACATATTTTCAGATAGAACAAAAAAACTTTTATATGCGGATGAGGGCGTCAATCCATATGGTTTTATTCCAATAGTTTTATTCCAGCCGAAGAAAGACGACAACACATTTTACGGGCTTACAAATATCGGAGATGTTACGGATATTAATCAATCTTATAACAATCTTTGGACTTCTCTTGCCACAATAGTTGAGATGCAATCATTTTCTGTGTTGGTAGTTAAAACTGCCAAGGAATTTAAGGCAGAATTCGGACCAAAACGTTTTATCAAATTCGATCAGTTGCCAAACGATGAGAGATCCCCGGATGACGCATACTATATTACTCCGAATGCCAAAATCAGCGATGTAAAAAATGTTTTAATGATGATGAAATCAGAATTGCAGAATATTTCATCAATGCCGTCTTCCGTAATCCAGACAGGTGATAGCGGAAGTCCGGAATCAGGTTATGCTCTCAAAATCCGCCAAATGCCACTTGAATCACAATATTTTGACAAAAAAACAACATACGGCCCGAGTTATCTAAGACTTGCCAAAATGTCTGTGATTATTTCGCTGATTAATCAAGGAAAAAATTATATTCCAGGGTTCAACGATATTATTGCGAATGTGAAATTTGCGGAAGAAACGGTATCCTTATCGCCGAATGAACAAATAATGAAAGATGATGCGGATTTAAGAAACAACATTATCACTCCGATAGATATTATGATACGCGAAAATCCGGAAATGACAAGAGAAGAAGCACAAACAAAATGGCTTGAAAACAGAAAATTTAATGAATCAATCGGAATGGAACAATTTGAAAATACTGAAGATATGATCGGAGAAGATGAAGAAAATGATTCTGAGAATACCGAATAGAAAAATTTATAAAAGGAAATTGTCAGAAAACCATCATAAATGCAATTGTGAATTATGCAAGAAAAAGAAAAAAGATGAAAAGTCCGATAAAAATTAATTATAGAATGATCGCTGTTACGGCAATAATGATTATAACAGTCATATCGATACTTAAATCTGATGATTTTATAACAATAGTTTCGGACGTTTTGAGTAATTTGTTTGTATTGTTGGGGGTCGAAGTCGGAAATAAAATAGGATCAGGAAAACAATGATTCTATTTTCGACTATTTATGAAAAAAATAATTTTATTTTTATTCTTGTTTCTATCATCAAATTCTTATGCCGGATTAGAGCAAATGCCGATTAATAAAAATGATTTGAGAAATTTAATTGAAATCACACTTAAAAATATTGATCTATATTCCGATAGTGCGGTTGAATTGTTAATGGGGACTGCGGCCCAGGAGACACATCTTGGTCAGGCCGGATTGGTTCAAAGGGGAGGAGGGCCGGCAAAGGGAATATTTCAAATGGAGCCGATTACTGAAAAAGATTTATGGGATCGCATTATCAAAAAACGACCAATGCTTGAATCAAAGATAATCAGAACATGCAAAGTAAACGGCCCGAACGAATTACATATGACAGGAAACATTGTTTATCAAATAATTATGACTCGAATAAAATATTGGATTATTCCCAAAAAACTACCTGATTCCGGAGATGTAAAAGGCATGGCAAAATATTGGAAAGATTATTATAATACATATCTCGGAAAAGGGAAGCCGGAAGAATTTATCCATAATTATAAAAAATATTGTATGTAATGTTTCACGTGAAACATTTTTGGATACATTTCAATTATGACCATCACAAACGGCAAAAAATTTTACTCGCTTGCAATAAGATCAAGAAAAGATTCAAATAAAATTCTTTCTGACTCGCAAGCTGACATAAATCGATTAAACAATATAATAGATAAAAAAGCATCAACAGAATATATGAAATTTTTGTCAGACTTGGAAAAAGACAAAGACAACAGGCTTGCAAATAAAAATTCAAATATCGCGAAAATAAACATATTTTTAAATAAAACCGAAGAGAAGGTGTTTAATCCGTACAAAAAAAAATATTCAAAAGTTTCTAATTCAACTGTCAGAGATGTTCTAAAGCAAGAGAAAAATTTTATAAAAAGCAGGAACAATCTTTTCGGATTAGAAAACAAAACGATAATCACAAAAGATTTGAATGCCAGGTTGTCAAATTTGAACAAAGCGTCATTTCAAAGAATAAATCAGACAATAAAAAAATGGCATGATTTTGCTTATGGTGTTTTTCTTAGAGGGATAACGCAACAACAAACAATTGATAAAATAATTGAGCAATTGTTGACTCAGTTTGGATCGATTCGAATAGGTAGTTCATTCGGACAATCGACAGAAGCCGAAATGATCATAAATGCCGTATCGCAAAGAACTGCGTTTGTAATGGAAGATGCGAAGAAACAAAATTTGAAATGTTGTTGGAACGGTAATCCAATAGACAGAAGAACAAAACCGATATGCCTTGAAGCATCAATTGCAGGTGTTATCCCTGAAAAGCAAATGCTTGATACTTATGGGCCTCCTCCGAGATATATTTGCCGATGTGATTTGGTTTATACAAGATGCGAATGGAGCGATATAAACACAGGGATCAATCAGACAATAGAAGAGAGAAGAATAAAATTAATTGATATATTGAAATCAGATCCGGATTCGTATCAGAAATCATCATGGTTTGCGAATATCAACGGGGAAAAGAAAAGAATAATCCCGAATGATCCAACAAGAGCGGCCGGAAAATTACTGTATAAAAACATGGAAGAGATGATCGGATTGCTTGAATCAAATCCTGTTGATGAATACGAAATCCCAAATCCTGAATCAATATAACTCCATACACCACTGCACATCTGTTTGAAAAATATAAAAAATAATAAACTTTTCTCTTGACAAATCCTTTTTTTGATATTATTATATATTTAGAACATGGGGAAAAACAACAAAACTTAAAGGAGATTGAAACATGAAAGAAATCATCGAAGCCATTAAAAATTGGGAAAACTACGAATTATGGCTTGATGACCCCACTTTGGTTGTCGCTATTCGTGGCGACCAAGTCTCCTTCAAAGTTGGTGAAAGGATTCCAGAATCGAAATCTCTTGATTTTGATGGCTGGGATGAAATCGAATACGGATCGGATGAGTGGGAAAGTCTGGAATCCGTCGGAGGAACATGCGGATTCAAAATAGACCCAAAGGCTTTTCTTGAAAATCCGGAAGAGGAAATAGAAGCCTGCTACGATCAGGCAACGGACTTCGGTTATGATATTCATGTCATAGTCGGATGGAATTACGGAAGAAAAAGAGATATAGGGCCTGTTGCGGAAAACGAAATTATCGTAAATTCGGCAAAAGTCATTTATGCCGAATAAAATAACAATACAAACTTAAATCCATTAACCCGCTTCAAATTAATGAAGCGGGTTTTTTATTTCTAATCCATCCAGGCTCAGCAAACAACCCCCTCTTTTAATTTTTAACTTTTTAATAAAATCCTTTTCTGTTATCTTTTCCATAAATTATTACATTTTTGTCATTTTATACAGAAAGGGTAACTTTTATGTCAGAAGAAAACAAAATGGATCAGGTATCCCAACAAACTGAAACACAGGAAGAACCTAAATTTCAGCCTGCTAAAATTATTTTAAAACCAGAACAATCCAAAGAAAAAGAAGAGCCCAAGGTTTTCGATAAAGATTATGTTGAAAAACTTAGAAACGAAGCTGCCGAAAAACGAATCAGAGTAAAGCAAGCGGAAGAAAAGGCAAGTAAACTCGAAAAAGAATTGAATATAAAACTCAAAACTTTTGACGAAATCCAAGAACAACTTTCTGAGCTTCAAAAAGAAAAAGAAGAACGTGATTTGGCCGGTGCATCAGATATCGAAAAACTCACAAGGCAACTTGAAAAACTTGCGAATCAGGTGAATGATTATAAAGGACAAATTGAGGAAAAAGATAAAATCGTAAGTCAACTATCCGAAAAGACAAAAATTCAGGATAGAAAAATTATGATCGACAGACTTGCCCAAGCTCAGGGAATTCAATTTGCCTCAAAATACGAGCGTGACGGATTTGTAAGAAATTTGCTTGAAAAAGATGATGACGGAGAATTTATTCATAACGAAGAATCAATTGTTTATGAAATGAGCAAATTTAAAAAAACTCGTGTAAAAGTTCCGGAAACACCCGCTCCTGGGAATAATAATAAAATGAGCGAAGTCCCGGATATTGACAGATTGAACACTTTATTGTCAAAAGACAGAGAAGAATTGACAGACAAAGAACTGAAAGAAATGGACGAAATTTTGAATCGCATCGAGGAGAGACAAAAGAAATAAGGCTTGATGCCATTGCCTTCCCGAATTGATTGAAGGAATGCTGAAAAACTGACTCAAATCGAATTATATATATGTTTGGGAGGTATTAAAAAATGGCTTTTATGAATCTGACAACGACAACGGAATTCGCGAATCTTATTCCTGAAATTTGGGCGCGGAAGCTGTTTATGAAGGCTCAGGCGCTTCAATGGTGGCAGCGATTTGTGGGTAACGAAGGAAGTGGAATGCCTATTATCCGCAAAACAGAATTGCTTACAGAACCAGGCGATACCATTCGTGTTAACAGGCTTGTCGATCTTACGGGAACGGGGGTTACAGGCGAAAGTACACTTGTTGGGAACGAGGAACAAATCACTACTCAGCAGGTATCTGTTGTTCCGGAATGGATCAGGCACGGGGTTGCTTCGACGGGAAAAGCGAAAAAGCAAATTAATAATGACTTCAGACAGATGGCTATGACTTTGCTCGCCCGTTGGATTGCCGAAAAGCAGGACAAAGACAAATGGACAGCGGCGCAACAGACAGCGGCGGTAGGTTGGGAATCCGAAGCGATTGGGATTGTTTACGGAGGCGATGCTACTTCTGTTGATACAATTGACAGTTCTGATGAATTCACAGCAGAAACAGTCCGAAAAACAGTTGCTCTTATGCGTGGCGACAATATTCATGGTATCTCTATTCCCGGATTGCCTGGCGAAGAATATTTTGTTTGTATGATTCATCCTTATCAGGCTTATAGCTTGAAACAAGATACGGAATGGATCACAAATCATCGTGATTGTTCGGAACGTGGCAAAATGAATCCGATTTTTACCGGCGCTTTGGGTGAATTGGACGGTGCCGTAATTTACGAATCTACAAATTGCGGAAGAACTCAAAACGCCAATTCTCCGGCTGTTTATTATTCTCGTGCTGTTATGATCGGAGCCGAAGCAATTGCACACGGAGAAAACAAAGTTCTGACTTGGAACGAACAAACTCGGGATTATGGATTTGAACATGGTGTTGGGATTGAAATTGCTTATCAGGACAAAGTTCTTTGTGCAAAAGCAATTAAACAAATTGTAACATCTTCTGAGGCTCCGAACGCCTAATATTCTTTATTCTGGCGGGATTGAAACATATCCCGCTTTTTTAAAATTGTTTCACGTGAAACATATCAGAAAGATAATTCATGGAAAAACTGACTTATATAGGGAAAGAAGAAAAAGTTTTTATAATCAAGGGGCTAAGCGCATTAAGTGAATATAGAAAAATTGCATGCACACCAAATTGCGTTTTTGTTTCCGGAAAAAATATCTCGCCAAACGCATTCAGATTATTGAAAAGAGAATACGGAAAATTTTTCGAATATGAACAATATCAATTATCGCCGAAAGAAGCGTTTGAAGACAACATTACATCACTTATTGAAAAAACAAATTTGACCGAAAATGAAATTTCTGATATCCTTTCAAAATATATTACAAAGAAAAAACCCGGAAGAAAGAAAGCATCTGAGAAGTGAAGGCAAGATATAGAAAATCCGGAACAAAAAGAGTAAGATTTTCAAAGCAAACGTATCAAATCACACCAGAGTGGGAACAAATCGATAACATAAATCTTTATCATTGGCTTACAAAACATCCGGATGTGTTTGATTGTGTTTGTCATTTTGATTATAAATTGTTCCTTGGCATCGCGGATTATCTACGATTTGAAAACGGATTGATATTTTGTTCGGACAGATTTGTTACCAGAAAACTCGAAAAAATTCCTTTTGTAATAAAACAAGCAGAAAGAGGCGACGGAACAAGAATTTATCGAATTGTAAATTATTCAGAGCAAAAACTTTCTGATTATCAAAATTTCGATACGACTGTAAATACGCTTATATTCAGAAAACTCGGAGGGCTTGGTGATGTGATTATGACTTTCCCGGTTATTGAATATGCGAAAAAGAAAAATCCGAATTACAAAATCACTTATTCATGCCCTACTGAATTTCTGTGTCTTGCTGAAAATAATCCCTATATAGATACGCTTGTTCCATATTCTGACAATGTTACAAAAAAAAATTGGGATGTTGTGATTGATCTGACTCGGGATTGTATCAAATATGAAATGAAACATCAACCAAACGTATCTATGAATCGTTCAGAAGTATTTATGGATTCAGTCGGGTTTAATCCAAAAGAAACACCAAGACCAAAATTGTATTTGTCAGAAAAAGAATTGAATGATTTTTCAATGATCAATATCTGGGAATTTAAAAAAATTGCATTTATCCTTGAATCAAATGCTCCGGTAAGATCTTGGGATAAAATTTATGAGTTAAGAAACAGATTACTGGAAGATAAAAACATTATTGGGTATGATGTGGCAAAATCAAAACCAAAAAATTACAAAGTCGGAAAATCAAATCCGTGGTTCAATAAATCATTAAGACAGGTAGCAAGTTTGTTAAATATATGTGATCTTGTCATTGGTCCGGATACAGGCCCTATGCATATGGCGAGTGCTTTGAATGTTCCGACTTTGTGGTTGTTCACACATATCGATGGAAGTATAAGGATAAAAAATTACGATCCTGATATAACACATTTTATTCAAGGAATGTGTGATTTTAAATGAAGCCATGCTGGTATAAAATTCATTGCTCAAACGGACAGCTTGAAAGAAGAAAAAATCCCGGATGCTCCCAATCGATATCCGTTGATGAAGTATTTGGAAAAACAGTTGATATTTTGTCAAAGCCAAATATTTCCTATTGTATTGTTTATGCCAACGATAAAAACATAAGAAAATGTCTTGAAAGAATAAAAGAACACAAAAGAAAAACAGATCAGGTTGTAGTAGCGAATAACGGATGTAAAACTTTTACAGAGCCAAACGTAAATCAATTATTCTCAAAAAACGAATACATTTATATAGAAAATAAAACAAATCTTGGTTGTATTCTTGCAAGAAATCAGACAATGAAAGCGGCTACGGGAATAACTTTGTTTATTCTCGATGATGATCAATTTATAAATTCTGATTCTCTCCATAAACTTCAATCAATTGAAGCCGATATCGTAGGAACAGAAGCGTGGTCGATGGATAGGTCCGGATACGCTTTTGATATTAAAGATAACAAAGGGCCGCTTGCATATGTAGGTGGTGGTGGGCTTATAGTAAAAAAGAAAATTGTCGAAACCATAGGCTATCTTGATGAAAATTATGCTCCGGCTTGGTTTTCCGATGCTGATTTTTGTTATAAGGCAAAGGGAAAAGGATATACAATAGGATATCATCCAAATCCGAACATAGAACATTTGAAACATCAGACAGTAAATAATCAAAAAGATTTTGATAGTCAGGAGGCGTGGAGAAAATCACATAGATATTTTTGTAATAAATGGCTGAATAAGAAAAAAACATTTAACATCAATCTTAATAAAAAACCAAAAATTAATATACTTATAGATTCCCCGGTTTGGTGTTGGAATACAAAATCAATAAACATAAAAAAATGGTTATCGGATGATTTTGATATCGATATAACTTTTGAATGGAACCAAAATGCAGATGTGTATTTTTCATATGAAAGAAGATTACCAAATAGAAAGGCAAAATACATTACCGGAATAACAGCACATGTATATAACAATATTCCTAATTTTGAACAAATAATGAAAAATGCAAATGCCATTCATGCAAACAGTATATTGCTTTTTAATAAAATCAAATACTTGAATAATAATTGCCATTATGTTCCAAACGGAATAGATGAAAAACAATTTGAATTTTTTGAGCGGAATATAAAAGAGGAATTTACCGCTTGTTATGTTGGTAAAGATATTAAAAGAAAGGGGTTACGAGATATTATAATTCCGGCTTGTCAGAAAGCTGATGTAAAATTAAAAACACAGGTTGCGAAACATAACAGTACAAACCGGATAAATTATGAAGATATGCCAAAATTTTATCATGATATAGATTGTGTTGTGATAGCATCTGATTATGATGGAACTCCGAATTTTTTAATTGAGGGAGGTAGTATCGGGAGGACGTTTATTGGAAATAATATAGGAAATGTTCCTGAATTTTATATTGACGGTAATGAAAAAAATGGTATAATGATTTCAGACAAAAATAATGTAAATGAGTATGTTAAGGCATTAAAATATTTAAAAGAAAACAGAGAAGAATGCAGACAAATGGGAATCAAGGCAAGGGAAACAATCGAAAAATCATGGACGTGGAAAAATCAAGCCGAAAATTATCGAAAAATGTTTTGGTCTGTTGTTTGAAAGGTTTAATATGAAAACTTGCAAAGTTGACAAATGTTATAAAAAAAAATCTGTAAACGGATTTTGTAGACGACATTACGATCATATTCGCTTACATGGTAAAATACTAAAAAGAACAAGATTCGACCCTAATGATTTTATGTTTGAAGATAATATTTGTAAAATCCATCTCTATGATTATCATGGTAATAAAATAACAGAAGCAATCATTGATAAAGAAGATTATAAAAAAATTAAAAATCGAAAACGGCATATATCGAAAGGAGGATATGTTGTTGATAACAACAAAATTATTTTATCAAGATTTCTTATAGATCTTAATGATAATAATTATTTTGTAGATCATATCAATATGAATGTTTTAGATAACAGAAAATGCAATCTGAGAATATGTACAAATTCCAAAAACCAAATGAATAGAGGTAAACAAAATAATAATACTTCCGGGTTCAAAGGTGCCTCTTGGCATAAAATGCATAATAAATGGAGATCGACAATCCAAAAAAACAGAAAACAAATCCATCTTGGTTATTTTAATACAAAAAACGAAGCTGCAAAAGCGTATAATGTAGCTGCTATTAAATATCATGATGAATTTGCAAAATTGAATCAAATCATTAGGGCAAAAGATATAAAATTAGGAAAATAAATCATGAAAACAGATAATATCGTAAAATTAATTGTTGATTTGTGGGAAGTTCTACCAAATGATATCAAAACTAAAATTTTTGATAGTATAAAAAACGAAATTGGAAAACTTTTGACGGAATTGTTCAAAAAACAAAACCTCCCCAAACCAATGGCAATAACAACAATGGGAACAAAGCCAAAATACGACCCTATTCTTGTCGAATTAGCTGTTGAATTAGCTTTGAACGACGGAGCGACTACGGAATCTGTAATTCGCCAAAAATATGAACTTTTGCAACGCGCCTTTAATATTGAACCAGAGATAAAAATAGAAACAATCATAAAAAACATCGAATACAGCGCGCAAAATCCGAAAAATCAAGAATATATGCAAAAACTTTCGAGTTTGTTTGAAGACGAATGGCGCAAAACAGGGTATTCAAAAATCGCAACAATTGCTTCTGAAATCGGGTATATGAAAAAAAAGATATTCGCAATCGGGAACGAACAAGAATTCGAATCTTTAAAAACACTTATGAGCAATGCATTTACGCAACTTAGAAACGCAATGGAAGAACAAAATACAAAAAGGGTTTAAAATAAATGAAAAAAATAAAAATCGATGTGCAAAAAATTGAAGAAATAGAGTTAGATATTGAGTCATGTCCGTTTTGTGGCAATGACGGAGTTATTACACAAAGAGGTATGCATTATTCGATAGGATGTTCTGATAATAAATGTATAGCGCATACAAACAAAATGTCATCTGTATTCGATGATTATGAAGAAATGATAACATTGTGGAACAACAGGGTGATCAATGATTGAATTCAAAGAAGGAATGAGCATTCCAAAATATTTGCAAAATTATCTTGAAAAAAAACTAAAAGAAATAAAACCAAAATATTCGCTTGAATTTGGCACGGGATATGGTACTGCTACTGAAATCATTGCAAAATATTCAGAAAAAGTTGATACGTTTGAAGATGATCCGAATTATTTTCGATATGTGTTTGAAAAATTTGGTAATAATAGCGGCAATGTAAGATGTATTCAAAACTACTTCACGTTTATTGAAAAAGATATTAGTTACGATTTTGCATTTATAGACGGACCATCATCCGAAAAAAGAATAGCTCCGTTGTTCTTTCATTGGGATAATATAAAATCAGGAGCTTTGTGCCTATTTGATGATGCCAATACACGCGGTATCAGAACGTTACTTAAAGCATTGAAAAATATGTATGGAATTAATTACAAAATTGACAACAAAGAACGCGGAATATGCGAATTTGTGAAGCCATGAACTATCCGGACATTCAAATAATGATTGACAGTGCTTCAAGGCCATTTTTGCTAAAGCAATCAGTTCCGACAATCATTGAACATCTTAAATATTCTGGGAAACTTGTTTACATTCTTCACGAAGCCGAATTATATAAAGAGCTTTCAGCAGAATGTGTTCATTGGGCGAAATATTCAAAGTTTTTTGACAGAATAGAAAAGAATAAACCGATAGGTCAGGGGATGTCAATTGGAAATGTTCTTAAACCATGTAACACAAAGTATTTTATTCACTGGGAAGATGATCATATCGCTTTGAGAGATGTTCCGCTTGATGATATTATCAAAGTTATGGAAGAAAATGAAGATGTCAATCAAATCGCTTTCAACAAACGTGGGACGATGGGAAGTGTTGCGGATTGGCCTAAAAAAGAAGTAGAAAGGTCAGGATTCAAATTAACAACATCTCCCCATTGGCGTTATACAGCAGCAATATGGAGAACATCTTTTATAAAGCAAAGATGGGTTGATTTTCCGAATTCAGATAATAGCCATTGGCAAATTAACAAAGTACTTAAAAGGCCACATAAAACAAGACCTGACGCAAATTGGATAATCGATAATCTCGGAACGTATTATTGGGGACCTATTGGCGAGCCTCCTTATATTAAAAGCATAGGCGGAGGTTATAGTAACAGAGGTATGGGATATAAATATTAAAAAATGAGAGGATAATAAAATGATTATATATGATACAGATTTTAGTACAAAAGTCGGAGTAAAAGAAAAAACAAATGAATAATCTTGCGGTATGCATAACAAGCGCATCAAGACCAAATTTGTTAAAAGAATCATTCAAATCAGCAAAAAAATATCTGAAAATACAAAAAGCGGGCAAATTAATTTTGCATGAAGATTTTTTTGACGAAGAAAAATCAAATCAAAACATTCATTGGGCAAAATACGAAGGCGATTTTGATGCAATTATAACATCGAATCCGAGAATAGGCCTTATTGGTACAATACGAAATATTCTTGGCCTTTCTTCCGGATACAATAAAAGATATATGTTGCGTTTATGTGATGATTTTGTATTTACTAAACACATTGATATTACAAAACTTATCAAACTAATGGATAATAATCCGGAAATAAATCAAATCATTTTTAATAAAAGAATAAATAATAGCTTTAAAGGTAATTTTATAAAAGAAGAGATAAAAATTGATGGAATAAAACTAACTACAAGCCCAAGATGGTCAAGTTTGAATTCAATTTGGCGTACTGATTTCATGCTTGATTGTTTTGAATGTTGTTTCGAAAAAATTAACGGAACAGGTGGCCAATATAATCCCTGGAAAACGTTTACAGAACACTTGGAAGATGAACTTGATTTTAAAAGCGATGATATAGATGCCGAATGGATAATTGAAAATCTCGGATGTTATCTGTATGGTGGAATAGGCGATGATAACAGCTTTGCAAATAAACATATAGGCGATGATGAGTCGATTGTATTTGCTCATAAAAGAAAGGTACTATAAACAAATGTGCAATTGTTCGAGTAATAATGTTGTTTCCGATATGGTTGGGAAACATTTGAAAGAATGTTTGGAATTACATGAAATAAAAAAACCATTTGTTGATAAATATAATTTTGAATTTTCATATAATATCAATGAGCACGGAGTTTCAGAAACAAATATACTTATTACGATTAAAGTAATTAACGATGAAGGTTAGATATGAAAAGCTACTCTTGGCAATGTTCACAATGTTTTTATACAGATAATGAAATTGTTATAAAGACACAACGACCAAAAAAAATTAAAAAATGCCCTCTTTGTAAATCGGGAATGTATGTATATGAACTTGGTGACGAATTCAAACCAAAAATAGGAAGAAAAAAATGACAGTGGGTAACAAAGTAAGGGTAAAATTTTTAAATAACGAATTAGGAACAATAATAGAAGAGAAAAAGATTACAGAAATTGATTATAAATACAAAATAAGATTTGATGATCCGAAATATAATGAATTTGATTGGATTTATGAGTCTGATTTGGAACATGGAAGATAAACGAGAAAAAAAATAGCAAAAACTTATTGACTTTACGAAAAAAGCAATAGATAATGGAATGAAACTTCTTAACAAAGATGAAATCCTTGAAAAAATCAAACGTCGAAGAAATGGTATAAAAAGCGATAAATAAGAAGAAAATATGTATACAAAAACACCACCAAAAGATCTGCAAAAAGTTTGGCATGAGTTTGTAGGTAAATATTTCAAAAATAAAAATATAAATTCTGTTCTTGATGTTGGTTCGGGTTGGGGAAAAGCAAAAGAACGATTAAAAATAATAACAGAAAATGTAAAAACGCAGGATATCAACAGAGCCTTAATGAATACCATTGATTATGTATGTTGGCCAGCATCTGTTAATCATAGTTACGATCTTGTTACGGCTTTCGATGTTATTGAGCATGTGACTATTGATATTTTAAACAGATGGATTGATGATATTTGTTTTATATCCAACAAATATATTTTTGTCGCAACGCCAAATGGAAATTACCATCCAAATCCATGGCATTATCCCCCAAATGAATTTCTTAATATATTTGATTTTCATGATCATATTAATTTAATAAATAAAAAATATTTTGTAAGATTTAAAACAGGCAACGAAGATTATATAAAAGAAGTCAATAAAGAAGAGTTTATAGTACTGCCATCATACGGGCTTGGGTTTTGTTTTGAATTGGATATTAAAAATGAATAAATATGAAAAATCCGACAAAAATATGCGTTTATTGCAAACATTGGATAAAATATTCTGATAATGGATATGCTGTAAGAAGATGTTTTTATACTTGGGATATAAAAATCTGGCGTGATTCATGTGAAAAATTTGAAAGAAAAGAATGAAACAAATTAGGATAGCAATACTTGGTAAATACACAACATATCCGAGTTATTTTAATATAGGCGTGCTTGAAGGAGCTATAAGATGCGGATGTTCGGCGTTTCCAATTCCCTTGTTACCACAATCCGATCTGACTTATCTAAAAAACCAAATTGATTTTTATAAGCCTGATATTCTTCTTTGCCATTGTATTTTTGATAAAAAGCCATGGAACAGAGATGATTTATTTCAAATCCTAAGAGATACAAGAAAAAAATGGGGAACAAAAATAGTATATCATTGCGGAGATGCCAGAAAAAAACCAAGATTTCCACATAATATTTCTGACATATGCGATTTGGGACTTGTGAATCACGCCGAACACAAGGGTTTTTCTGAATTATGGAAAATACCTGCAATTCACTGGCCTTATGGATGTATGTATCAAAAAGATATAGCCGATAAACAAGATCGTTTCAAAGCCGATATTGTGTTTACAGGCAGTCTTGACTTCGGGGAACACCACAAACAAAGAAAAGAATTTTTAAAACAATTGTCAAAAAGAATTCAAATAAAAACATATCCTGATAAAAAATACGGGAATTCTATGTTCATTACTCCTGTAGTTTCATCATCCGCAAAAGGAATTCTTGGAACACAAATGGGGAGCGATATCGATCTTTATTTGGACGTCCGTCCGTTTCAATACATAGGTGCCGGAGCTATTTATTTTCATGAAAATCATAAAAATATACAAAGTTTTTTTCGGGACTATATTCATTATGTTCCTTATGAGCTTGGCAATGTTGATGTTTTTATTAGAAAATTCAATCAATTCAATGATAAAAAATGCATACGCGAAAAAGGATTTGAGTTTTGCCAAAAATATCACTCAACAAAAGAACGATTACGGATGATACTGGATTTTTTTGATGGTAAAAAACTACAAAATATTTATTTGGATTAGAAATGAAACTTAAAGAAATTGATATATCAGAACTAAAGGAACCTTATGATTTTTCTAATTACAACAAACATCCGGAAAATCAAATAAGAGAGCTTGAAAAATCGTTAGAAAAATTCTTGCAATATAAAAATATTGTAATTTGGAAGGATAATCAGGTAATAGCCGGAAACGGTTTGGTTGAAGCAGCAAAAAGAAAGGATTATAAAACATTATTCGTCAATGATGTGTCACATCTAAACAAAGAAGAAGCGATAGAATTATTGATAGCGGATAACTCTTTGCCATTTTTATCTGAAGCAGATGAAAACGAATTAAATTATCTTATATCAGAATTAAACAATATCAACATTATTGGTTTTAACAATAAAAACGAAGAAAATAACAACGCAATAAAAGAAAAAGATCTTATTCCATATAAAAAATTGCATTTATTGATATCGTTACCAGTTGATAAAATAGAAGATATGTCGGACATAATAACTTATGCAGAAACGAAGCAAGATATTGAGATAACTTATGGCTCAAATTAAAAAAACAGATAATTCAAATTTCGATATCAAAAAAAGATTAAGAAACGATTTTTTACCAAATAAAAAAAATATTTGTGTATTGGATTGTTTTTATGGCAATGGTTTTTTGTGGAAAGAAATAATAAAAATAAATAAAAATAAAAATATAAATGTAATCGGCATAGATAAAAAAGATAACAAACATGCAAAAATAATCGGTGATAATATAAAATATTTACTTGGCATGGAAAATTTAAACATATTTGATATAATAGATCTCGATTCTTATGGCATCCCGTTCAAACAATGTGAAATATTATACAATAAAAAGTATACTGGAATTGTGTTTTTCACAGCTATTAGGTCATTATATGGCGCCCTTCCGAAAAATATGCTAAATAAAATTGGTTTTTCCAATGAAATGATAAACGAATGCCCTACTTTATTTTATAATAATGATAGGTTTTTCCAATATCTATCATTAACGCAAGTCAAAAAAATAAAATATTATCAACCCGAACAAAAAAAAATATATGGAACATTCCGATTCTGTTTCAAATAACCCTTGACAAATAAGAAAAATATTATTATTCTATATTTAGAAAACAATTAACAAAGGAGAGGGAAATGAATGTTATTTATGAACCAAAAGGGAAGGCGAAAGAATATGCGGGATTGGCATGTAATCTTTATAAAGGGTGCGAGCATGGATGCGTATATTGTTATGCACCATCTGCAACTTTCGTTAAAAGAGAAGCATTTTATTCACAATCTACGCCAAGAAAAGATATTATAAAAAAACTTAAAAATAATTGCAAAAAAATAAATACAAATACAAATACAAATATATTGTTATCTTTCACGTCTGATTGTTATCAACCAATCGAAAAAGAATTGGAAATAACAAAACGTGCGCTTGAAATATTTTCAGAATATAATTTAAGTGTTTCAATATTAACAAAAGGCGGCCTCCTTGCGACAAGAGATTTTGACGTTTTAAAAAAAAATAAAACAAATGAGTTTGCGGTTACATTGACAACAGACTCAGACTCGGAATCATTAAAGTGGGAGCCAAAAGCCAGTTTTCCAAATGAAAGAATCGAATCGTTATTAATCGCAAAAAGAGATTTTGGCTTAAAAACATGGGTATCGTTCGAGCCTGTTTTTAATCCGGAAGCAGTTTATAGACTTATTGAAAAAACGTATAAATTTACAGATTTTTATAAAGTAGGAAAAATGAATCATCATCCAATATCAAAAGAAATAGATTGGCAACAATTTGGTAAGAATATCATTCTTATTATGAAAAAATACAAAAAACCTTATATTATAAAAAAAGATTTACAAAAATATATATAAATTCAAAAAAAAAGAGATGTTTTTAGACATCTCTTTTTTTTATATCTATATTGACAAATTTTTTATTTTAATATATTTTTTATAAATAATAATACGAAAGAGAAAAAATGAAAATAATTAAAAAAGCAGAAATCAAAAATAATAAAATAGACATATTAAATAACAAATATGATATCGTAATTGGAAAACACGCATTATGGATTCCGGAATTAGGAATGAAAATAATTAATTCCTTTAATGGGAAAATAGAGCCTTATCATGATTGGAGAAAAGGGCTAAACAAAGAATCAATCAAAACCGGAACTTTCAATAATTCTGAAAAACATTTTGATTTCGAGAGTCAAAAATCAATCATATCGGAATACGAAATCTTGAAATATCTTCAAAAAAACCGATGTTCTCCAAAAATCGGAGAATCATTTTATATTGAAAACTTTGTATCTGACTTCCCATATGGTTACAAATATTGCGACTGTAAAGGAAGATACGGATATTTTATGGATGATGCTAATAAATCAGAAAACGGAAATTTTAATCTTGATTATATAATGAAAAATGTCAGAATTAAAATCCCGTCAAAAAGAACAATCGGAGACATAATAAAAGAAAAAAATATTGTTAACGGGTGTTTGATAGATGTACGTCGAACAATATGGGATATGATGTATCTGAATTATTCTGATTCATGGTTTAGAAAAAAATGGAGAGAATCATTTGAATATAAACAAAGCAAGGAATTATTGGAAGATAGAATAAAAAAACTCACACAATTTCCACATAAAAATAGAAAACAAAACTATCAAACGTATTTTATAGACGGCAAATGGCAAGCCGGATCAAGAGATACACTTTACAGATTTGATCAAATGAAAATTGACAAAAATCTTTCCGAAAAATCGATAGTTGATCTTGGGTGTCAACTTGGCTCTGTTTTAACCGAGTGTTGGAACAGGGGATCAAGATTGTTACACGGATATGATAACGAATTTGATTATATTGATTGTGCAAGAGATTTGGCGAGATATAATGCAATGAATATCAATTTTCTCGAATTCGACATAACAAAAGATAATTTAAAATTTGACAGAAAAATTGATATAGTATTTGCGCTTTCGTTATATAAACATGTCGGAGAAAAATTATTCGAATTACTAAAATCGTTTGATTGGGATATTTGTTATGTAGAAAGTAATGCGATACAAAATAGAAAATCCGATCAAGCGAAGGAAATTGAAGACAAATTCAGAAAATATAACTATGATTTTGAATTTATAGAATTTACCGAAGACAGATCGAAAAGAGCAGTTTGGAAAATTTATAAATGATCAAAATTCACAAAATAGAAGCAAGAGATTTGCCAGATCTGTGGTTTCAAGCTGTTTATGATATTTTGAATAATGGAAGAAGATTCAAAATAAACAGAGGTTCATATGAAGGCCAGACACGTCTTGAATATGATTATTTTATCGGTCATGTAAAATATCCCAGAATAGAACCAAAATTGCCAGGAATACCTGATCATCTTGGAATCCCTAATCCTGTTGAGTATGATTATGTATATGGTGGCGAAAATTATTCAAGATCTTATATCGAATACTTAATGACGTCTCTAAAAGAAGAAGATGAATCATACACATACGGAGAAAGACTTACAAGTGTTGATTTAAGCGATTGTTTTTTGGACCAAATCAAATATATTATTGATACTTACAAAAATTACGGATATAGAAATAATCAAATGATTTTGCAAATAGCACAACCAAGAGATTTGATTTTAAAAGACCCTCCGTGTTTACGCCATATTGACACAAGGATTCAAAATGACAAATTACATTTTTTTGTCTATTTCAGATCATGGGATTTGTGGGGAGGTATGCCAGCCAATCTTGCGGCAATCCAAGAGTTAAAAGAATATATGGCAAGTGAAATAAGTGTTGATGACGGAGAAATGATAGTAGAATCAAAAGGGCTTCATCTTTATGGGTATGTTGAAAAACTTGCAAAAATAAGATGCATGAAAGAGGAATAGTATTTTTATGTCAAAAAAAGATGATCATAAAACAACCAAAAAGAATCAGCAAATTAAAGAAAAGATAAAATGGTATATGAGAAAAGAAAAACATAAAAAAGAATACGAAACGGAGGATAAATAATGCCTTTGCCAAAGCCAAGAAAAAACGAGAAACAACAAAATTATATACGAAGATGAATGACAGAAACAAAGTCAGGGTCGCTGACTCGCGAACAAAGAATAGCAGCATGTATGAATAAGTGGAGAAACAGAAATAAAAAAACTTGACGTTTTATAGTAAAGAGATATGAATTTTTTCATATCTCTTTTTTCATATAATCCATTCTTTAATTTTTAACTTTTTAATAATCCTCTTTACTGTTATATTTCCTTAAAGAAATTACAAAATTGTAGGAAATATAATGGCTACGTACTCAACAAATTCGGATTTGACGCTTTTAAACGGAATCTCGATTGATGATCCGCAATTAGGATTTTTCATATCCGGATTGTCTCAAGCTGAAAAAGATACGTTGATGGAAAGTGCGCGAACAAAAGCGTATAACTTCATTAATGACAAACTCCGTGGAAAAACAGCAATTCCGGCAACACATATCCCAGCTTTGAAAGAGATTGAAATTGATTTGGTTTTTTCATATCTGATTAGGGATAGTCATGTCCAAGAAACTCTGAATCAATCCGAATGGCAACCCAAATATGAAGATGCCATAAAAGCCCTTGAAAATATGCAGTTTGATTCTTCCGCAAATGTTCCGGAAGCAGGTAGTGAGAATACTGGAAATGGAACTATGACGGTTCATTCGTTAAACGAAGAATTTACAAAAACTGAAATATGGCTTTTTACAGCAAATTCAAATAATCAATTTTCAGTAAACGGAACAAAAACAGGGGCATTGCCAACGCTAACAATTGATATCAGATATCCTGAAAATGATTGGGCAGATTGGGTAAAATTTCCTTTTTATGTAACTATTAATTCAGGTAGTATTGATTTTGCTGCGGATGATAAATTTATTCTTGAAACGTATGCAAGCAGGTTCAAAATTGTAAAAATAGAAAAAATGGTGAGGGCATAATAATGAGTCAATGGCATAACAATATTGATAAAAATCCTCAAATAAGAGATGATTTGCAATATGTTTACAAATATAACGCAAATAATCTTGTTGAATATGTCTTGGTTTCAAAGCCTTGGAATGTAAGGGAAGGAAGAAAAACAAGATTATCTGATTATTTATGGCAAATAGTAAAGTTTATTTATGACGGTAATAATAATGTCATAGAAAAAATATTTGCAAATGGAAATAATGACTTTGTTCATAAAGCTGATGATTATGATGCTCTTGAATATATTATCGATGGATGATGGAATCTGTTTTTATACTATTACAAGCATGAGTTGCTGTATCCATTTTGCTATTTTCAGAGATGTATCTAATGATAGCGTTCTTTTTGCGGGTGTTGATCCGAGTTCATTGACTGAATACATAATTGAATTCGATGTACACATAGAAAAAGATTCGCTTGGTAGTAGGCAGGAATATATAAAATGAAAAAGATATTCTACATATCGATATTGATTGCGTTTGTATGTATCGCGCAAAAAAGCGATGCACAGCCATATAAAACGGTTTTCAATCCATACACAAATGCTTTTGATTATGTTCAGGAATCAAGCGGTGTTTCAGAATCACGTCAAATAATAGCCGGAATCGGGCTTGAAGGCGGAGGCGATTTGTCCGCTGATAGAACAATAGATATTTCAAATACAACTGTAACGCCCGGAGATTATACATCTGCAAATATCAGCGTTAATGCGCAAGGGCAAATAACAGCAGCAACAAATGGCGCTGGCGGAGGTGACATGTACACGTCGGTATACGATCCGAACGGTGACGCGTGTCAAATAGCTTGTGAGGCGTTTCAGGTGAACGTCACATCACCGATTACAGGCGGTGGAACATTGGCGCTTCCGTCAATGACAATCGGTATGGCTACGTCAGGTGTGACCCCGGGATCATACACGAGCGCGGATATTACTGTTGACTCCTTCGGACGCGTGACGGCGGCGACGGCCAACGTGTTGATAGCCGATGGCACGGCGACACAAAATACGTTGTTTTGGAATGGGAGCGCATGGGTTGAAAATACGGTTTTAAGGGTTGATGCGCCTTCCAATGCTATTGGAATAAATATCGACCCGACGAGAACGCTACACATATACACAACTGGTACGACTGCGTTTCGGGCAGAAAAAAACGACGGGGCGGCGTTTAACCTGGAGCTTGCAAATACAGATAGAACATGGAATTTCGGTTTGAATTCAGCTGAGGCGTTCGTCGTCAGAGATGTCACAGGGGGCGCGAACGTATTGACATTTCTGGCTGGAACCCCTGCCAGTTCTATCGTTGTTGACACGGACGGTGATGTGGGATTTGGTGTCTCGAACCCATTAAATAAATTGGATTTCATATCTACAGCGGGGCCGCAAATGAGAAGCCGATATAGCGGTTCTGTATATTCAACGTTCGAAACAGATTCAACAGGCATATTGGAGATTAGGACCACCGGATCAAACATAATATCAGGGAAAAACCTGATAATCGGCCGAGGGCTATTTAACATAGATTACACATTGTCATTTAACGGGTTCAACGATGATGCAACGTTTACGTGGGTTGAAGATCAATCACGCCTTGATCTTGACAGAACATTTGATTTTCAGGATGAATACATATCATCGTATATATCCCCGGCGGCTTTAAGCGCTGATCAGGACGATTGGAACCCAACGGGATTGGCATCGGCAAGGATAATCAGAATAGATACAACGACAAATGTCGATATTAACGGAATTGCAAAACAGGCCAATAAAAAAATACACCTTATAAATATAAGCACAAACAACATACGTCTGTTACACGAACAGCTAACATCAACAACCGTAAACAGATTTGCGTTGCCTGGTACGTTGACCTTAACTGAGAATGATTCGTGTATAATTTGGCACGATCCAATTGCAAACAGATGGAGATTGATGGGGACAACATCGTAAAGGATTTGAAATTATAATAAATTCATACACATAAGGGGGATTGGAATGAAAGAAAAAATCGTAGGATTGATACTCGTACTCGTAATCGGATTTGCAGGACTTGTAGGAGCAGCATTAATCGATGATCAAAAAGCAACTTATTTGTCAGATATGCGAACATTGGCAAATATGATGGTCGAAGTGCGCGAATATGCAAAACAAATGGATCAAAAATGGTCGAGTCTTGCGTTTAGCAGCGGCGAAGCAAATGAATTTATTCAAGCGGATATCGATGCAACCTCGTTTTCGGGATTCACAGTGGCTCAATTGACAAGTTGCGTCACTACTACTCAAGCGTATGAAACTTGGTTTAATGCGGGGCATGATGATAACATGGAAAAAATCAGACAATAAATGAATCCGATAACAACATATGATGTAATTAAAATTGTGGGGATTATAAACGGAACTTTTTCAGGATTAATCCTCACAGCCATCTTTTTTTGGGCACGTCATGTCAAAGAAGATATGAACAGACGCTATAAAGAAGTTAAAGACGATATGGATGCGCGTTATCAGGAAGTAAAAGCTGATCTCGAAGAACGTTATAAAGCCCAAAAAATAGATATGCGTGATATGATAAGAGGAATGCATGAGAATTTCGAAAAAAGAAATGTCGAAAAATGGACATATATCGAAGGTAAAATAACGGAAAATCGTGTATGTATAGATGCTCTAAAAGAACGATATCAGGAACATTATGATAAATATCATTCAAGAAAGGAATAATATGAACAGAACGAAATTAGGATTTATGCTACTTTTTATATCGATGTTTTTTGTATACGGATGCCCAATGATTTAAAATGGCTATCGAACTAAAAATAGATGACAAAGAAGTCAGACAAACATTCAAAAGTATTTCACAGCTTGATCGTCAAAAAATATTAGATGATGCGGCTACAATTTTGCTAAATTCGGCAAAGATAGGATACGCTCGTAAAGTCGATCCGGAATTGAAACCATGGCCTGAAAACCCAAAATGGTATGCCGACATGAAAGGGCAAAATTCCCCGCTTACAGGTCCGACAACAAAGAAAGTTAAAGGCGGGCGATTCAAGGGGTGGGAATTTCAGACAGTTAACACTACAAGAATGGCAAATGAATTATGGAAAACAGTGGGTGAAAACAAGGCTGAAATATTTTATAAAAGAAATGCGAAAGAACGAGCCACATTGACTCAGACAGGCGGCGAATCGAAAATGATATTAAAATCAAGCGGAAGAACTGTTGAATTTAATATCAAAATCCAACCAAGGATTCATTTGGGAGTTAGTGACAAATATTCACGAATTCCAGGTGGTAGCGACGTTGAGCATATTGAAAGAATGATCGATGAAACGATTAAAAAAAGATTGGGTGTATAATGATTCCTATTGCGAAAAGAGCATATAAAAATAAATATCCATGGTTTGGTTTTAAAAAATACATAGTTGACGGATGTATGGAAATTTATAACATTATAGAACATTTCGAAAACAACGGAATAAAATTTAGCCATAAAGATACTTACAACCTTTTTTATAATAAGAAAAACAATGTTTAAAGACGTTTACAATGCCATATACAATCAACTTAACAACAACACCACGCTTGCGGCATATGTAAGTAATTTCGAAAAAGCGTTTAAAGAAAATTATCCGAGACAACCTTATACCGTAATCCTTGAACCTTTGAACGAAGTGGAAGCAACCGGAAAAAGAAGTTATCCTGACATTGCGGAATTTGTTTACCAAATAGACATATACGCAAGAATGGAGTTTCAAAAACAACTATCCGAAATAATCACCGGATATACGGATGGCGGAACAACTTACAAAGGATTGCTTGAATTTACGGATGATATAAAAAACGCAATAAGAGAATTAGGAAATGATCTGATAACGAATTATAACACAAAAGGTTATAGCGAAAGCAATTCAAATACCGGATCGACTTTCGATCTTACACCTTCGCAATCAACAATAACCGTAATTATCAACGGAAAGACTTCGAGCGGTTATAACAATATAAATTGCGGTAGTTCCACTTTAAGCGGATCTGCCATAGCTACAAACATTCAAACATCTCTAAGAGCACTTGGAACGCATAGTGATGACGGATATCTCGATGCGACCGTAACTTTCGATTCAGAAACAAATAAATTCAAAATCGAAAGTTACGAAGGTCCGCAAAACTATGTCACAGTATCTGCTGGCGCTTCGAATGATTGTAGTGTTCTGTTGGGTTATGACAATCCTACGGAAGAAAGAGGGAAAAATATAATTGATTACACATTTGATACCATAACCGTCGACAATTTGCGTTTCCCGGTTAGATACCGAATTATTCCGCTTTTGGTCACGGAAGAGGTATATGTGGGAGGTTAAAAAATGGGTACAAGAAAAACAGGGAAAGATGTAAAAATCGAAGCCGAAATTGGTTCCGACTTTTATCCTTGGAATGTGCTAAGCACTGTGTCCTCTCCCGCTGCTGATATTGGGAAAAAATTTGTAACATCTGCAACATTCATTAGTGATGATGAAGACAGACAAGCCGAAGTAAGATTAGATGGTGTTGTAAGCGGATTTACAATAACAGCGGGTAGTGGGAATAACGAAGTGGATGTGAGTTCCGGAACCGGGTATCTTTTGGGATCAACCGTAACAGTTACTGGTACAACAATTAGCGATCTTGAAAGACCTACCGGAGCGGCTACTTATGTGAAAGTTACAGCGCTTAGTGTTGATACAAACGGAACTATCAATAAAACAGTGGGAACAGAGGGGAATACAAGTTCTACAAGAGGCGCTGCTGGCGGTCCTCCGTTTATTCCGGAAAATGAATTTCTCATCGGATATGTTACAATGACATATTACGGTGGAAGCGTTTCCGGTGCGGCTGCGGTAACAGCGGGCGAAATCAATAGCGATACAAAAGAATATGCTAATATTCCGTCTTTTTCCATCCTTCATCATGACGGAAGTGGAAATGACGCCCAAAATGTCGGATGTATTCAATTTGCATCTGTTTTGCCGTTGATACACGGAGCAGGATCGGGAACAGCACGTAGAAACGTTTACGCTCAATATTATGACGCGATTTTTGAGGAAGTTCCGGATACATATGATTTCAATTTCACAGAAGACGTGTCCGTAATTGAATCAAGAGCATATCGCGATCCGGCATCCAAAAAAGCATTGGGAACTCCAAGCTGGTCGAGTTCCGGAAGTGCTTATTTTAACGCTGTAAATGACGTATTGTCTCTGTTGAAAAACAAAAAGAGATGGTACAAACATTATCCGGATGCTGATGAAACCCCGTATTATGCCGGCCTTGCAATTTGGACTGTTTCTCGAAACTTCCCGGTTGAAGATACGCTTAATGCGGCTGTAACAGTGAATGGGGACGGAGAACTTTACGCGAAACTTAGTTAAACAATTAGGGGGGATTAATCCCCCTATTCAAACAATCCTATCTTAAAAAGAAAGACTGCATAATGGAAAGAATCCTTCTTGACAAAGCTAAATTTTCAAGAAAAGACAATGTATTTGAAAAAGAAATTGTTGATATAGAAGTTCCGGAACTAAATCCGATTATGGGGCTTCTGTCAATAGAAGAATTAAATAAAAAGGAAGAGGATTTAAGACAAAAAAGAACGGAATTGGAAAAATTAAAAACAACAATTCAAAAAGACGAAGATGTAAAAAAAACAAATAAAAGAATAGAAAAACTCCAAAAAGAAATAAAAGAGCTTGAAAAAGAAGAAATAAAAGTAGTCACAATAAAAGTTTCAGGAATTGATTTTTCATCATACATAAGAGCGCGAATGGATGTTAATGAACAAATTCAGAATCTTGTCGACGGAATAACAAGTGCATCCGCAAAATCAGAGGAAGAAGTGGAAAGTGAGACATTAAATGCTCTGAAAAAAGTCAAAAACATGAATCCCCAAGCAAAATTTCAACTACTTTTGATAAAATACGGAATGGTTGACCCAAAGTTAAATTGGTCGGACATAGTTTGGTTATCAACAATGTTTCCGATGGTTTGTCAAAGAATTTCGGATAAAATTTCAACCCTTACCGCAAAAGGACCTACTTTAAAAAAAAATTTGAAGTCTATTTGAATGATATTTATCTTCAAAGTCTGTTTTCATTATGTGCTGATAAAAACAAATTTATTTATGAAACGTCCGGAATATTTGGCAACAAATTAACACTCGAAGAAATTCAATATTGGTGGATTTATAATATTATACAAACAGCAAAATTTTATAACATTGAATATGAAAAATACGATTTTGAAAGTTTGTTGGAATGCATAAAAAAAGAAAAAACAAAAAGAGCAAAGAAACTGAAAAAGTAATATTAAACAAAGATAGTTTTGTCGATTTTATCAATAATAAAACTATTATAAGAGAATTCAAAATTCCGCTCAAATGGAACAAAAAAATAGGACTGAAAGAAAATGAACAATTTATATTGAGAGTCAAAGGAGCCTCTCTTGATGATCATATTCAATGCAAATCTTTGGCAAATCAGCCAGGAATTTTGTTTTCATATATAAACAAATGTTCCGAAAAAGGTGAAAAAGTTGATTTTAACAAAATTATGGAGATAATAAATTCTGAAAAAATAGGCAACTCCACTATTTTTGAACTAAGCGTTTTTAAAAGAAATGTTGTTGATCCAAAATTCACTTTTGAAGAAATTCTACAAATTAGCGAAAAAGCTCCAAGATTTATAAACGAAGTTGTAAAATTCTCACTTGATCTCACTGAAATTGAACAATCCTAATCCATCCTAATTTTTCACTTTTTAATAATTTGCATTTCTGGTAACTTTCCTTGTATAAATTACATTTTTGTAGGAAATTCACATGGCGATTGATCGAGAAGTAAAAATAATAATAAGCGCAGTCGACGATTATAGTTCAACGCTTGAAAAATTTGGCGGGCTTTTGGGTGGAATCGGGACAGCAGCGGTAGAAGCACAGGCAGCAATAGCCGGATTTTCATTGGTGCTTGCAAATTTTACAATAGGTATCGGCCAAAGCGCTGTTCAAGCCGCAGCGGATTTCAACGATGCTATTTTTGATGTCAGTGCGGTAGTTGGCAAGGCGGGAGCATCAACAGAAGAAATCGGAAACATTCTTGATCGTCTTGTTGCAAAATTTCCGGTAACTGGCGCACAAGCCGGACAAGCGCTTGAGTCAATTGCCCAATTCGGTTTCGGAGCAGCGGATCAGTTAGAAAATATTACCGATGCGGCAATTGAATTACAAATAGCTACAGGTACAGAATTAAATACAAGCGTATCAGCTTTAACTTCTACTCTTAGCCAATTCGGTCTTGAAGTAACGGAAGTATCAAGAGTCTCAAATGTACTCGCCGCAACACAATTTAATTCTGCTGCCAGCGTATCTGATTTAAGAGAAGCGTTAAAATTCGCAGGGCCAACAGCAAATTTGTTTAATATGGGTTTGGAAGAAACTGTCGCGACTTTGGCTTTATTAAGGAAACAAGGTCTCGATGCGTCTCAAACAGGAACTGTTTTCAGAGGTGCTCTTGTTGCACTGACAAAAGAAACAGAAAAAGGAACAACAGCACTTGCAAATTACGGCCTTACTTATAAAGATGTAAATCCGGCAACAAAAAACTCAATTGAAATATTAAATGCATTCAAAGGGCAAACAATATCGGCAACAGATGCTGTTGCGTTATTTGGCGTTGAAGCATCACAATTCGCAGGAATTATAAACAACGAATCACAAGCAATTAAAGAGTTAACAACAACAATAACAGGAACAAATTCCTCAACAGACGCAGCAAGACAGAAATCAGAAAAGTGGAGCATAGTCCTTAATAATCTCGGCGGAACACTTGACGTATTTAAAAAAACGATAGGTGAAGAGTTACTTCCTGTTTTGATAGAATTTGTTGGAAAAGATGAAAACTCCGGAATAAGAGGTGTTATAAGCCAATTGCTTGAACTTGAAAAATCAGGCAGAGGGATAGGCGGTCCTCTTGTAGAAGCATTTAACGCATTAAGACAAGCAGCACAGGAAGTATTTGACCAAGCGTTTCAAGGAAATATACAAAACGTTTACAAATTTCTTTCAGACATATCAACAATTCTGAGCCAAAATATCCAAATAATGATAAATTTGGGAGCCGAATTTGTAAAAGGCTTTGTTGATTCGACTTCGGGAGGTGAAAGACTCGAAGGAATACTAAAAATAATAAATACGTCGCTGACTTCAATTGCTCTTATAGTTGCAACAGTTCATGATGCGTTTACGGGTTGGTATACCGCAGCAACACTTGGAGTTACAGAGCTTCAGGTTATTTTTAACGAATTTTTAAGAGATGCGAACAAATATATCCTCGATCTGCAAGAAGGGCTTAACACACTTCCTTTTGTTGATCTGCAAGAAGAAATAGCGGCAACTACACAAAGAATACAAGAATACGGGAAAAAAGCGGCAGAAGGCAATGCAGAAATCGCAAACAGAGAGCCGATTGATTTATGGGTTGATAATGTTTTAAAGGCGTCCGTTGAAAACATACATGCCATAGAACAAGTTGCGGAAAAAGCAGATAGTGTTATAAGCAATCTTCCACCTGCCGAAATAAAAGTCGATTCGGATCAGGCAATAGCGGATTTTGAAGAATACGGTGAAATCTCCCGCCTTATACTTGAAGAAGAAGCAAGGATAGTAGAAAAAGTCGGGGAAAAAATAGTAGAATCAAATAAAAGAACTCTTGAAACGATTAACAAAGAGCAAAAAAAATCTCTTGAATTAAGAAAAGAAACATATAAAGGAGCAACAGACGAAATAAACGAACTCGAAAAAAGCGGAGTTATAAGCGCGGAAGAAGCAAATCAAAGAAAAGCCGAAGCCCAGGAAGAATATAATTCAAGTTCGATAGAAGCAGCACAAGCAAGAGTTGATACATTAAAAGAATTTTATTCCGAAGATATAGAAAATTTTAAATCAAAAACCGGTGAAAAAACACAGGCAGAAAAAGACGAAAATGCCAAAATAATCGAAGTAATAAAAAATGCCGAGGCCGAAGTAACAAGACTAAAGCAACAAGCAGAAGAAGACAGAAAGAAAAATCTTGAAACAAGGCTAACAGATATAGAAAACTCATTAGAAAAAGAAAAAATATTATATGAACAAAATATAGCAGATATAAATCTTCTTGAGGCTGAAGGAAGAATTGACGAAGAAGAGTCTCTGCAAAAACGTCTTGAAGCTCAGGAAACATATTTAAATGATAAAATAAGCAAAACGCAAGAAGCCTATGATATCATAAAAGAAAATTATCCGGAAGATGTTGAAAGACAAAAAGAGGCATATCAGGCAGTAAAAGACGTACAAAGAGAGTTTACAGAATTTAAAATACAAAAAATAGAAGAAGAAAGAGAAGCATTAAAAAGTAGTCTGGAAGAAGAAATTTCAATAAGACAAGCAAACTACGAAATCGCAACTGTCGAAATAGAAAAACAAGAAGCGCGCGGAGTTATCAGTGTTGAAAATGCGACAAATCAAAAACGTGCAATAGAAGAAGATTTTCTTAATTTTAAAATACAAAAATTAAGCGAAAGTATACAACTTGCCGCATCACAATATGGGCAGGATAGCGAAGAATATGCAAATGCCGTACTCGCAAAAAAACAAGCCGAACTCGAATTAATAGAAGTAAAGCAGGCGGTAAAAGAAAAAACAGACGAAGTAACAAGCGCCGAAAAGGAAGCAGCCTCAGCCTCAAGCGAATTATCAAGACAAACAACAAGTGATTTTCAAGTAGCTGGCGAAAAACTTGAAATGCTTTTTGATCGAGCAACAAACATGAGGCAAGCATGGCAGATCCCGGTAGCTTTTTTTGTAGACATTGATCCGGCAACACAGAGCCTTAATGATCTGAATCTTTTGCTTGATAATGCAAGAATCAACGTAGCAGAATTTGCCGGATCATATAGTCAAAGATCAATAGCGAGTGCGGCAAAAAATGACATGGAAGCAATAAAAGCACTTCAACAGCAATTTCAATCAATAACTGTTGAAGCCGCTAATTTCGGGCTTAAGGTCGATGTACTTGATCAGACGCTTGAAGAAGCCGCAGCGGATGTTGAAGCAAGAATCGAAGGGTGGACAAACTTCAAAGATACGCTTACTGGTTTGTCAGGTGAAATATCAATCCTAACAGAAGATTATGGAAATTTCACATCATCCGTAGATGAATCGGCAACGCAAGCAGCCGATTCTTTTAACGACATAGTTGATAGTGCTTCGAAACTACAGGAAGGAATTAAACAAGTAAACGAAGCGTTTGGTTCTGGAAACATAGAAGCCGCTGAAAAAATGGCTGACGGAGTAATAGGCGCATATGAAGAAATTTACGATCAGGCTACGGATATTCTTGATGATCTGAAATCCGAATGGCAAAGTTTGGCTGACGAAATTGATAAAATTAATGGGAAAATCGTCGATATTCAGCAAACTACTGAAGAAAAAATAAGAGAAGCCAGACGCGAAACAATGACTGAACTTGAGCAATTCCAAGATATTCGACTTGAATACGACGAAGTTTATGCCCAAGCTCAGCAAGAAAGTGCAAAAGGAAATTTTGAAGCAGCAGCAGAATTGTATGAAAAAGCAGCCGATCTTGCCGGAGAATTACAGACAGAAATAAAAGACGAATCAGGTGAAGTAGTAAAATCACTTGAACAAAATACAACGCTCTCAATCGATCTTATGCAAAAAGCAAGCGATGCGGCTGTAAGCGTACTTCAAAATCAAAACGATTCTCTTATTTCACAACAAAGTCTCGTAGAAGATCAAATAAAAAATACAACAGATGTGATAGGCGGACTCGGTAATCAAATAGATTCGGCTTTTAGCGGAATAGCTGACAGATCAAAAGATATTGTGAACATAGGAAATCAAATAGGAAGTTCATTCTCAAGCATAAATAATCAAATAGGCGGAATGACATCTTCGTTTATGAGACTCTCCGATTTGGTAAAACAAACAAGTCAATACAACATTGATTTTACAGGGACAGGCTCAAGCAAACTCCCGCTTTCTGAAAAAATAGCGGAAATACAGGGAAAAGTAATCGGATTCGCAGATAAAACAAGCGGATTGAAACCAAAAATAGAAGCTGATTTTAGCAATGTTACGAGCGGGATAGGAACAATAATTAAAAGCATTGAGGATTTTCCTTCAATGCAAGATACATTTGGAGAATTATCAGTATCGCCGATACAGCCTATTATTCCCGAAGAAGATGGAGAAACAACAGAGGGTTTGTCATCTGCGATAGAAGAAGGCATCGGTAGGCTTTTAACAACAGGAGGGCTTGGACAGGCTGCGGGTTTTGATACGGAAATAGGAGGGGCTGCGACACGCGATGCCCTCCAATCATTGATAGAATCAAATAGTTATCTTTTAGAAAGTCAGGAAAAATTAACAGATGCAATAAGGCAATTCGGATTCCCGGAAAGATTTGTTTTTAATGTCGAAGTTAATTCAAACGGGGAGGAATGGCTAAGAGGGTTGACAAAATCATTAATTGATCAAATTTTCGTTGAAGCCGAAGCGGAACAATTCAATGTATTCGGGCAAGAAGGATAAAAATGAAAGCCTCGATAAATAGCAAATATTACAGAACAGCCGGAAATTCAATAAATTTTGATATTGATGAGCCAACTTTTAAAAGAATAGGTCAAAAAAAAATAGCAGAAGTCACATATCTTAACGGCGATATTGTTTGGGCTGTATGGGATTATAACAACAAAGGAACAAAAATAGAAGTATCGAATATAAGGTTATCACAAGATGATTACAATTTGCTTGCGGAAATGAAAGAAGACAACACGTATTTGGAATATTTTTTCAATTATGTTGACAAAACATGGCCTGTTTATATTACAGATGTACAAAAAAGCGGGAATGAATACGGAAAAACATATACGGCTATTCAAATGCTTGTAACAGGCGATTCAATTGATATGGAGACTGCATAATGTTTGATTTTAATCTGATTTTTTATAAAAACGATAAAGAAGGATTGATACTAAATTTTCTAAATTTTTACTTCAATAATTCTATGAAATGCTTATTCGGAATTCAGACATATAATGAAGATAATTATAAAAATATTACTATTGAATTATTTTTTAACAAATTCAATTATGAAAAAACGAATGTTTCACGTGAAACATTTTTGGGATACAAAAAATTTGATATAAACGGATTTGAAATAGGGAGAATATAATGGCTACGGTTCAAATCCCACAAAACGCGGCTCTGTTATTGGCCACAAAAGAAATAGATTGGGATAATGATACATTCAAATTAATATTATGTAGCAATTTCACTTTTGATGTTGATAATGATATTGAATATTCTGACGTTTCAGGAAATGAACTTTCAACAGGAAACGGATACACAGCCGGAGGAGAGACGATGTCCGGTGGTTCCGTTGCTGTTGATGACGCAAATAATCTCGCCAAAAGAACGTTTAATAATGTGACAATAACAGCATCGGGCGGTAACATAGGGCCTTACAGAGTCGTAATTATTTACAACGATACAGTCACAAACGATCCTATTATGTCAGCAATAACGTATGATAGTGATCAAACAATTTTAGATGGAGATTCGGCAGTTTTTGAGAGCATAGTTGCAAAATTCGAAACGCCGGATTCAACTTAGGAGAAAAGTAAATGGCTGAAAGAAGTTCAACAATAGCAGATGGAAGTAGAATAGCCACACGCGATGCCAATGTTGACGATGCGGACACGAATGCCCGTGATGTCCAGTATTTTGATGCGACTTGTAAATATCATGGCCTTGATTTTGATACGGTCAATAGAACTGTGTCATCCGATGATGATCTTCAGTTTAGCACAATTCCATCAGGTATATTAAGTAATGCGATAACAATCGGAGAAGCCACAACTTTTACATGCATTGTTCAATATTATTGTACCGGATCGACAGTCGGCAATGTCATAGTAACGCCAATAGTGATAGATAGCGGAGATGATGCATTAGGGTTTCTTGAACCAAAAGTATTTTCCGGATTCGCACCTCCGGGAGCAGCAAGCGCATTGTATACAACAGGAAATTACACACTGTGTATGGTGCAAACGTGGTCTGTCAAAGGCGGAGCCAAAATAGGGGTGCATGTCACACTTACAGGCGGAGTTACAAGCGCGGATATCTGGTATGCCGCAACAACGGGTGCGATAGATGAATGGATATCCGATTCGACACCATCCGGTAGCGGATCATGGGAAGCATACCAAGCTGGTGGCGGAGAGTAATAAATGTCTCTGACGCTCCTATTTGGTGGCCAAGGTCATCAATTCCCGATCACGCTCAATTTTGAAATTTCAAGATCGTATCATTATGGTTCCGTAGATTTGCCATATAGCATAAATCTTGTTGCGTTGCCTATTCCGGGAATAATCCCAGGCGAAGTTGTGGTTGATCCGGGAATAATACCTACTCCAAGCGATATAATAAAGCCAAAAGCATATGTAATGTGGAGAGATTATGACCCGGATGTGGGCGTTTATCAATGGCAATATCTTTCTACAGCATACGCTTTTAATATTTCTAATTCCAAAAGTAATGTCATAGGTAGTTTTAGCGTAACAATTGACAAGGCTGAGTTATATAATTCAAGAGTGTGGGTTTCCGGACATTTGGATGATTATGGAATACTCGGACCACACAGATATAAAAGATTGCAAATTTATTATTCATCAAACAATGGAATTTCTTATGAATTATTGTTTGAAGGGTTTGCGAACAGAAAACCGGAAACATATTCTTTCGGAGGGAATAATTATATAACGTTATCAGGAACATCTATTGCAACAGAGATGAATACCGTGTATTTTGAATCATACGAAGATGCCACAGGATCAAAATATTCCGGAAACGCAGATGGAATTCTAAATTATTATCTTGCAAAAATATTTGGAGGAAGAGACATAATAAGCGGTAGTTATTACGTAAACACAAACTCACTTTATGATTGGACAGAACAAGATTTTGCGTATAAAACAGCTCTTGCCGCAGTAAACGATATAGTCAAAATTGTTGGAACGCAATTATGGCATTACATGGATTATTCAGGAGGAGTTACAAATTATTTTGTGGGAAACAGACCTTCTGATTTTCTAACATCGCTTTCGTATAATGATTCACAAATAATAAGCTTCGAAACAGATGATGTACTTGGAATAACAACAAGATGTGAGGTAATAGGTGTAGACGAAAATGCAAGTACATATCAGGAAGCAGTTGGTGATTATACAAATAAGCATGGAATAAACAATTTGACAATATCATCCGGGCTTATAAAAAATTTAACAGAGGCAGCGCGGTTGGCTTCAAATATTATTTCAGATGCGCAAGAAATGGAAAAAAATTTTAAAATAACAACAATTTTAAATTCTGATATAGGAATAAGGAAGTTTGTCACAATAAACTCAACCGAAGCGACTTTGGCAGCAACAGGATGTCCAATATATGAATATCAACATTCCTATCAATATGGATCCATGCCGACAACAACATTTAGCGCATATATCGGAAAAGAGTCGTGAGTCGCGGTGTAATAACAAATATTGATGATGCGGAAAATAATAATTATATCGTAAATGTTCCTGATATCGGCGAAACTTCGGCACAATGCGTCACAAAAGATGAAATTCTTTTGGGCACCGAAGTAAGAATCGCAGATATTGACAACGAACCGCCTGTTGTCAACAAAGGACACGGGAATCTAAGATTCCTACCGAATACACATACGGGCCAGGAAGAAGAAAATATCCCTGTTTACACATATTCAACAAATTCTGTGTGGAAAAAACCAAAAGAATTATGGGAAACAAACAACAAACATCAGCTTGTCAAGGGGTACATCCTGTCATCTGAAAGAAACAGGCGTTGGCAAAAAGAATATCCGTTATACAAAAAAGGTAAAGTTGCTTCGATCACAGATGCCGAATATATGGAAGTAGAAATATACGGGGATTCTACAAGATCATGCAAAGCACAATATATGCAATGCGATACGGCAGCATTTGAAGCAGATGACATAGTAGTTGTTTTTTATGAATATGGGAGTTATGAAAGACCGGTTGTCGTAGGTTTTTGGGATGAGCCTGTTGATTGTTTATATTGGGCAACATATATTCAGTTATATATGTATTATCTCATACCAGGACAACCAACGGTTATCTGCTGTCCAATTCGTGATGGAGCAAGTTTCTATATTAACAATATAGAATTTAATACGGATTCCGGATGGGTTTCAAGATTCACTCCAGATTATTGGAATGACGGAGGGAGTTTTTATGCAAAATGGGAAACATCAAATCAAAGATATCTGACATATCCGACTTTTGGCAATTATTGCAATCAAAATTGGACTGGCGAAAGCGTGATTGAGCATACACAATGGCTAAACGAAAACAGACCATCGCAATTAAGAATCAATTGGACAAATAATTATAATTGTCCGGAAAAATTAGGGATGATCTTTAGCGTTTACTCATTTACATCAGAATATGTTTATGATACTTTTTATGATTTTGATGATTATACGTATTCGGGTTCTTGCGATAACGGATATACATCAAATACAATTCTTAATCTTGATTGGGCAGGAATCCCGAATTTTAATAATGCCGCAATTGACTGGGGCGAACCATGGGAAACTTAAGAAAGAATATAAATTGCAAGACATTTTAATATATGACTGCGAGACAAGGAACAAAGGGACGTTTAAAGATCCCCAAAATACGATGGGGTTTTTGTGCGGATGCATTTACAGTTATAATCGCGATACCTATTTTATATTTGACAATTCTTCAGAGCTTATAAGAGCATTGAATGGAAACATATGTGCTTCATTTAACGGAATTAATTTTGACACTCGGCTTTTACTTGGAAACAATAGAAAATATCGCTTGAATTTCCCGTATTTCAAAATTGTTTCACGTGAAACATATTGGCTTGAATATGATATATTTTTAATTGTCTTATCATCATTTTATGGTATAAAGTTATCTGAATCTGTTAAAAAAAAATCTCCAGGCGGATTAAATTTAAATGATTTATGCAAAATGACCCTCAATAAACAAAAAATCAGTATAAATTTCAACACATCGAATTTTATTGAAACAATTGAATATTGTTTGCACGACATCCGAATCACAAGAAAATTATTCGAATTCTTTATAAAAAACGGATATTTACGCTCGCCGAAACAAGGGAAAATCAGAATTCCTTTGAAATATCGTGAAAATATCAAAAACAATCCGTCATTTCTTAGAAAATAAGAGAAAATAATAGAAATTCTTTGAAAAATTAAGAAAATAATTCATTTTGATATAATATTTCCGAATATTTGCCGATAATCGTTATTTTTTGACTAAAATCAGGATTGCATTTTGTAATTTTTTTCTGTAATATACTCCTCAATATCAACATTAAAAATAAAGGAGACTGAAAATGATCATGTCAGAAATTTCGGAAATGTACGATATGTTATTGGGGCAGATTGATGATTTCAAAATGTTACTGAAATCCGAAATCAGAAATCCTGATATCCATGAAAATTGGACAGGGGAAGGACAAATGAAGCTGACAGAGATTTTGTCCGCTCTTAACAAAGCGAATGATATCCTTTGCGATGTCGAGACAGAACCGTAAGGAGTGTATTATTATGAACAGTTTCAATGCATTTTATGGGAAAGAACTCATGGTATTCGATTGGGATAAAGCAGCCAGAATAATCGCAAAAGAAAAACCTGTTTTTTGCAATGCCGGATTAAGGAACGATTGGGAATGGACAGGTGGCTGCATTTTCCGTGACAATAAAATCGTTGAAGATAGTTATACATATTTATCTTCAACGTGGGCAGTTCCTGAACTGGATATTGACGGGGTATTAATTCCTTGCTTTAAGATGGAAAGCGAAACTCCGGGTTGGTCGTGCGACACGAAATGGCCGGAATCAGCAAGAAAGATTCTGAAAGGGAAAGTGTAATGCCAGATTTGATTTTGGTTCCAATGGAAATTTGTAAAAATGGGAATACCGCTCATATTGGCGGTTACGAGCAATGTCACATCAACAGTATTGGGGGGCGATCCCGCTGCAATTGCAAAGGGTTTTATTTTCACCGTAATTGCAAGCACCTTCGGGCGGCACGCGAATTAATGTGCGGTTATCATGAACAGATTGATGGCCCTCCGGAAAAAAGTGGAATCTGTCCAAAGTGCGGCGCTAAGACTGTCAAAGTCAGATGCGCCGTTTAACCAAAAAAAGAAAGGGAATTAAAAATGAAAGTAATGTTGATAAAAAAAGCAAGCGGTAATAGTTTTTCGTTGGAATCAGGTTTGGCAGATGGCCAGAATCATTTTGATCATCACGGGGTGCATCATGAAAACCCCGCGCCATGCAATGATGACCGGATTCCTACACTTGATGAAAATGATATGGTAGAAATCACTCACATCGATGCTGACACATATATTGGGTTGCTTCGAATGGCAGGAAAAGAACTGCCGGATGTCGATGTCGATCTAATGGAAAAAATTGACTTGAACGGTAGCTCAGCATGTTCCAACAAGTTTGATCTGACTCTGTTGTATATGGTGGGCGTCAATCAATTGGCACGTGATCTCAAATTCCCGTTCCCCAAAGACGAACCGCAAGAAGTTACACATCTCATTGAAACAATGATGGAACACACTGAAAACAAAATCATCAAGATTGGCAGAAAAGCCAATATGGCCAGCTTGCAAGCCTATATTGATTGTAATGTTGCTTCGAACGGAACAGTCGGATATTGGGTTATCGGTCCAAACGATCCGCTCGATCCTTCCAGAGCTTATGAAGATGGCATTGATGTCGTGATTGTTCATAGAAAACATTACAAATCAATATCAATCTACTGTAATCCGCTTTCGGAGTATGCATTTGGCGGAAAAACGGTAGCCAGTATAGAATTTGCCGGTCATCCGAAAGCCGCAGGTTCGCCAAGAGGAATCGAATTCAACACAGAAGACGGGCGGCGTGTTTATGATGCGCTTGTATGAAAAAGAAAGATGTTAAAATCGGCAAAATATACGCCGTAAAAGTCTCGAACAAAATCGATTCGGTAAAATTAACTTCCGAATCGATTTACGGAGGATGGAATGGGACAAATCTCAAAACTGGCCGACAAGTCAGAATAAAAACGGCCGGTAAGCTCAGACAAGAATTGACAGAATAGCCGCACTCCTAAGGGTGATGCGGGCATCCCAGTAAACCAAGTGTGTTCCTGATGGCTTTGATGTACATAACAGGAACACACACAACCCGCAAAAAAATAATAACTATCCATAATACCGAAAAGGAGCTGGATAATGATAGAAAAAATTAAAAAATCATACAAATATGAAATAAATCAGGAAACAGATAAATTTATTGCTTCATTCAAATACAATGTTAAGAAAAAAGACTTCATTAAGACTCTGAAAGGCCGTAAATTTGATTGGGATAGAAAAGCATGGATAATAGACGCCACAAATGAAAATCTCTCGAAATTGAGCAAATCAGGGTTGTTTTCGATTAATCCGGAATGCACTCCGATAACTACAACTGCTGAACAAATAAAACCTCCCGAAAACGAAAAAACAACAATAATGAAAGATAATAAAATTTTATTATCTTTTTCGGGAGATAATTTCAGGAACACGCTTGGTTTCGTAAAAACTTTGGCTGGTAGAAAATATTCTGATAAAAAATGGCATGTTCCGTTTACTTTGAATAATTATAAAAAACTTGTTGATTTCGAGTTTGACATTGATGATTCGATTCGCAAAAAATATTTTCATGAAATTAATTTTGATGATCCGGGAATTAAAGAAATATCAGGATTAAAAGGTATTCCGTATAACTTTCAATGGGATGCGTTTAATTTTATCGAAAGCCACGCCGGAAAGTGTATGCTGGCAATGGACATGGGGCTTGGTAAAACTCTTGTGTCTCTTATGTATTGTCAACATCATCTCGAAAAAAGACCGGTTGTCATCGTTTGTCCGGCCACACTGAAATTAAATTGGAAATCTGAAATTGAAAAGTGGCTTGGTGAAAAAAAAATCCAAGTTTTAAGCGGCCTTCCGAACGAAAATAATCAACTTGATCCTGAAGCGGAATTCTATATAGTCAATTATGATATTATCAGAAATATTCATAAAAAAAATGTTGAAATAAAACACTCCGGATGGATAAATTATTTCAACAAAGTAGAAATATTAATTATAGACGAATCACACAAAATAGGAAACTCGCAAACTTATCAGTCAAAAGCGGTTCGGGAATTATGCGATATCGCAAAACATATAATCCCGCTCACAGGTACTCCGTTCAGAAATTCGGCAGATGAATTGTGGTCGATTCTGAACAAAGTCAAACCCTCCGTAGCAAGCACAAGATATGATTTCAGATTCAGATATTGTAATCCACGTCATAACGGATTTGGGTGGCAATATAACGGAATTTCGAATGCGAAAGAACTCAATGAATATCTTAATTATTGCATGATCAGAATGAAAAAAACAGATGTGTTAAAAGATCTTCCGCAAAAAACAATCCAAATCATGCCAATTGAACTTGAATCATCTGACATGGCAAAGTACAAAGCCGAAATCCGTGGAATTGTTGATAATATAAGTAAATACGACAACAAAAAGAAAAAAGCCTGTATATTCAGATTAAGAAGAATATTGGGCGATGCAAAAGCGAAAGTTGTCAAAAAATGGTTAACTGATTTTTTCGACAATAATAATGAAAAATTCGTCATGTTCGCTCACCACAAAAAAGCGATTTCTGAATTAATGAAATCTCATAAAAACAGTGTTAAAATTGACGGCGATATTGACGTAAAAAAACGTCAGAACATTGTCGAAGAATTTCAGAATAACGGTGATATCAAATTGTTTGTCGGAGGTATTTCAGCAGCAGGAGTGGGGATAACGCTTACATCAGCATGTTACGGAGGTTTTACGGAGCTTCCTTTTGTTCCGGCTGATTTTGATCAATGTTGTGACAGATTGGTAAGAATCGGACAAGAAAGGCCGGTAACAATCTATGTATTCGTTGCAAAGGGCACGCTTGACGAATATCTGTGTGAAATTATTGATTACAAAAGAGAAATCACGGAAAAAATTATTGACGGAAAATTCAAAGAAAGCGATATTATAGAATCATTAATCCAAAAACTTATCGAAGGAGAAAAGTAATGAAAAAGATTCATATCATTGACAGCAGACCAGCAATAATTCCGAGGGATTGGAAAATCATCAATGCGCCTCGTCCTCTGTGGGGCAACCAAACTTGGCGTGGAGAATTCAGGCACGGCATATTTTATGCGGGTCTTGATCCCAATGATACAAACCATGAAATCGATATTAAAAATGCCGACAACCTGGATGCCTGGGAGCTTGTCTATTGGACGCCGGACAAAGCCAGGGAACATTTGAAAAACGATCCGAAATACAGAGATTATACGACCATGATTGACGAAATGGACTTGGCGCAACTAAGACAGGCATTTTCATATGTCATGAACGAGAAAAATCAATAATGCTCATCAATTGGCTAAATAAACAAGGAGAAAAGTAATGATTTTTACAAATTTCAGTATTGAAAGTTACGAAAAAGAAATGTCATTTGGAAAACTGTGGGGATTCCATATCGGAGAATATGGAAGAGGAAGGAAAGAAGTCTTCATCCCGACTCCCGGATATATAGAATTAAAAAAAGGAATTAATTCTGCATTCTCAATAGGGCAAACAAAAACGGGGAAATGCAGAATTAATTCCGGCAATTCCGCTGATTTTTTTATTTTGTCAAGTCAAGGAGGTTATACAAGGCGAGGTAATGGGACTATAAAAAAATTAAAAACAAATCCGTTTAAAGAACTCGATTATGCATACGGAGCGGATGGTGCGGCTGGCAGAATCGGATCTTGGTATGTTGTCATAGGTGAATTTCCAATAACAGAAACATGGATTCGTATTAAAATTTCAGGAGGCAATCCGTCTGATCTTGTTCATTGGGACGGATCAAAAGTCATTTATATCAAAAATGACGAAATAAATCATTATATCGATATGAACAATCTTGAGATCCCATTTAAATTGGGAAACTCACGATTCGACAATAGTGAGTGGGATTGTTAAATGCTTCTAAATTGGTTAAACAAACACGGACTGTCTCCGAAAACAGGTGGTAAAAACGTCGGTAGAAAAGGTTGGATAAACATCCGCTGTCCTTTTTGCGGAGATAGTTCAAATCATCTTGGAATATCCCCAACAGGCGGCTTAAATTGTTGGAGATGTCAGTGTAAAACAAACCTGACAGAGCTTGTAAAACATTTTGAAAGATGTTCGTGGAAAAATGCCAAAGAAATAACCGATTCGTTGGTAAAAGACAAATATTTTTCAGATAGTAATAAAAAAACAAAACAAATAAAAACAAAACTTCCGAAAGATCTGCTTGATGAACCTCTTGAAATTCATAAAAAATATCTGAAATCAAGAGGATTCAATGTGTGGAAACTAATAGAAAAATATAACATAAAATTCACTGGAAAAATAGGACAAAATCGATTCAGCATTTTTGTTCCTATTTACGGTGGTGAGTGGATTTATGCGGATTGTACAAGAAAAAGAATCCCGTACGTGAAATCTGATAGCGCGAATCAGTATCTTTATAATATCGAAAAAATCACAACAGAATATGTTTTTTTGGTTGAAGGTTTGATTGATTGTTGGAGATTCGACGAAAGTGATACTATTCCGGCTTTGGGAGATTCCCTTTCAAATGAACAAATAAATCTGATTGTTAAAAAATTTGAATTTGTGTATATAATTTTTGATGGAAGAAAAAAGAAAGCAAAAGGAGCGGAAGAGCAGGCGATAAATTTGGGTTGTCAATTAGACGGATTTATAGATAACCGAGTTTTTTGTTGTGATTATGATGATCCGGGGAACATGACAAAAAAACAAATAAAAGAATTCAAAAGGAGTATGTTGATATGAACAGAATTGTTGTCGCATTAAGCGGAGGCAAGGCATCAGCATTTTGTGCAAATTGGGCAATAGAAAAATATAACAAAAATGTCCTTCTATATTTTAACGATACAAAATGGGAGCACCCTGATTTGTATAGATTTTTGGACGATTTACAAGATTTGTATCATAAAAAATAGTAATAGATAATGACGGCAGAAATCCTGAGCAATTATTTTATGACAACAAAGCAATAGCAAATAACAGAATGCCTTTCTGTTCGCGAATTCTGAAAGCGGAAAGATTGCAAAAATTTGTTAAAAACGGAGATATTTTAATTTTTGGTATTGATAAAAATGAATCCAAAAGAGCAAAAAGAATCGAACAAGTCTACAGAAATATCGCTTTTAAAAAAAAATAAAAATTAAAAAAAGATGTTCATATTTTTAAGGATGAAACTTTAAAAGAATTTAGAAAAAGAATAGAAAATAATCAATTATCAAAATATTATGATGATGATTCGAACATCGTCGGTGAATGTGTTTGGATATGCAACAGTTTAAATTAAAATTTTAAACATTTTATTAATATCAGAAGCCACGTAAGGGAGGCTTTGATTATGGAAAACAAAATAATTCATTGCCAAAGGAGATAACAAATGATTAATTTGGCAGGGGTAACAGAAAAGATAGCGGATTCAACAACTTTTTCGGAATTAAAAGAAGCAAAAATCGATTTGATTATTTCCGATTCGTTTTCAAATTATGAGGTCAAAACGAAAAACAGAGGAATCTTGAATGGATGGATATTCAGACGGGCATGGTATTATTGGATAGCAGAGACAAAAACAAATCCTATCTCGTTCAAAGTGGCAGAAAAACTACATGAAGAATATGGAAAAGAAATAAGAGTAGCAGGATATGCCGGAGGGATAAGCCCGAAGGAATGGTATAGTGATGAATATCGTAATGGGGTTTTCCACTATCATATCGATACGCAAAAAGGATTAAATAAACTTGCAGAGGTCATAAAAAAGGGTTGGAGTCAAAAAAAACGAAACTCGGAAATGTTGGGAGATGAAAACGAGTGAAAATGAATAAATGCAAAATATGTGGTAAAGATACAACGAACGAAATCCCAGGAATAGATAAAAATTATTGCCTGAAATGTTTTATGTCGATTGAATATAAGAACCAAAAAGAAAATAAATCTTTGGTTGGCAATCAAAAATTCCTTCGTTCAAAACTTGACAGATTTTTGAAGGAATGATAAAATTCCTTATAAAGACTGGCAATCTTTATAGTGAGAGAAATTGGCGTTGGATAAAAAAAATTACAACAACAAAACAGTTTTCATACCTCTGCCAATCTCTCCAAAACGCGCGGTATTCGACTGCCAATCGATAAAAAAATGCCGCGCTCCTCTTCTTTTTAAAACAAGGGGATAACATGTTTACAAGTCATAAAACAAAAGAAACAGTTAAAGACAAAAATTATAGAATCACTGTAAAACCGGCAAATGAGGAAATCACAGAAAAAATTGTGGAATCGGAAGCCAAAAAACTCAAAATTGATATTGATAACTGTGATAAAAAATGTTTGGCTTTGCTTTATAATCGTGCTGTAAAATTTTTTAGGGGCGGAAAGGAGTTGGATTGGTAAATGAAAATTTTAGTTGCATGTGAAGAAAGTCAAGCTGTTACAATTGAATTTCGAAAAAAAGGACATAGTGCTTTTTCATGCGATATTTTACAATGTGGTGGTGATCATCCTGAATGGCACATACAAGATGATGTAACCAATTTACTTTGGAAAAAATGGGATATGGTCTTGGCATTTCCGCCGTGTACTCATCTTGCGTCATCAGGAGCAAGATGGTTTAAAGAGAAACAAAAAGACGGTAGGCAAAAAGAAGCAATAGATTTCTTTTTGATGTTCACGAATTTATCTTGCAAATGGATGATTGAAAATCCAATAGGAATTATGTCAACACATTATAGAAAGCCTGATCAGATTATTCAACCATGGCAATTCGGGCATGGAGAAACAAAAGCCACATGTCTGTGGATAAATAGGCTTCCACAACTAAAACCTACAAAAATCGTATCGGGAAGAGAGCAAAAAAATATGGAAAATGCCACCAAGCCATGACAGAAGAAAGAAAAGGAGTAAAACTTATGCAGGAGTAGCAAAAGCCATGGCGGAACAATGGAGATAAAGGAGAAAAAACAATGGCGATACCTCTACTAGAAGAAGAAAAAGCCTGTCAAAAACGCAAAGGGAGTGGAAACATAGTGGTATATATCGATGGAATATGAATTGAACCAATATTTGATTGCAATCTTCGTATTATAGACAAAGAAAGCACAAACCGTGACAGAAGCAAAACCAAACACAAAAATAAAGCACTGTAAAAATTGCCCTTATTGGGATAACCCGGAAAGTCTTTATTGTCAGAATTGGATTTTTTGTTCTGTTTTTTTACATGAACTAATGAAGAAATGTGAGTTTTTTTTGTTTGATGATAAGTAATTTTTAACTTTTTAATAAATTATTTTTATGATAATATAATATAAATAATGTGAAAGGAAAGAAATGAAAATAACTGTAAGCTATACGATTGATGAAAATGTAAAAAAACAATTTGATGAGTATTGTGACAAAGGGTTGCATAACAAAAGTCGCGTTATAAACAAACTCATATCAGATTGGTTAGTTAAAAAAAACGGAGAATCAAATAATGGAAAAACAACAAACGTGGGAAATATGTGAAAAAATAATGAAACTTGGCATAACAGGAAATATTGTTCCTCATAATTGGTTTAAGACGATATTAATGGAAACAGAAAAGGGCAAAAGCAAGCCTGATCTTCTCGCAATAAATATTTTATCAGATGTTGTTTATTGGTATCGCCCAACAGAAATAAGAGACGAGAAAACAGGCTATATAATAAATTACAAAGCAAAATTCAAAGCCGATATGCTCCAAAAGAGCTATAAAGATTATGCTGATTTTTATGGTTTAAGCAAAAGACAAATTAAAAGAGCAATTGATAATCTTGTTTTACTCGGATTGATAAAAAGAGAATTCAGAAAAATAACAATTCGAAATAATAACACTATTTTGAATAATGTTATGTATATTTGTCCGGTTGCAGAAACTATTGAAAATTTTACATATAATCACCCCCTCTTACAAAAAACAGTACCCCCCTCTTACAAAAATTTGTACCAGGGTCATGAAGATTTTCGTAACACTAATACAGAGATTAACAACAGAGATTATCAACATAAAAAAAATGTTATTAATAATAATAACATGCTTTTTGATAAATCAAAAGCAACAGATTCCGTTTTTGATAAATCTGTTATAAATTCAGAATCAAATAAAAATTTATCCAAAACAGAACAAAACAAATTTTATAACAAATCAAAAGAAATCATGGATTATTGGAACAGCAAATCAAATTTAATATCCCACAGAGAAGGATCAAAAGTTTATAATAATTCAATACAAGTATTAATAAATTTACTGGAAAAAGACGCAGATTCAGCCATAATTAAAAAATCAATTGAAAAGTATGATCGTTTATGGCAAAACAAAGATATGCTGATTTTATCCAAACAAGCAATAGGCCATAGAGTAAGTTTATGTGATTTTTTAAATGGCTGGAATAATTATGTAAAAAACAAAGCGAAAGAATCAAAAAATCCGATAAAATTAAAAAAAGATTGCTGGTTTATCGAAATAAAAGATACGGATTACAGAGATCTGGAATTTAAATTTGCTAAAAAACTTCCAAAACACAATGAAAAAGTTTATGGTGAATTAAAAAAGCGATTCCCAAGAAAATTGAGTCTGAAGGAAGAACAAATACTTATGTCGGGCTCAATTATTGCAGAAAAGTGGATTAGAGAAAACCAAAACAAATTTATCGGAGAAATAACAACACTTCCGGAATTGATAGATATGATGGAAAACTCAATTTCGGAAAAGAAAAATACTATTTGGACTCCTGTGATATTTACACAGGGATGGTTTTATGATACGGTTATGAAGTTTGGTCAAAGGATAGGTGAAATAGAATCAACAGAATGTTAAATTTTATTGGAAAGGAGAGGGAATAACGTTTCTGAACAAAAAAAGAAAGGAACAGAAAAAAATGGCAAACAAATATAAATTTATCGATTTGCGTGATGATGCAAAAGAAAAAAAATTTGCGATATATGATGCAAAAGAAAAAAAATTTTTCCAGAATCGGGATACTCAACAACATATATTTGATTCGTTTACTGATTTTTGGGTGAATGTTTTTGAAAATGGTGAGTTTGATTTGGATTTTTTTCAAATTAAAAAAATTTGCCCAGAATGGGTTTTTGGAAGAGAATACTTTGTTGAATATGTCATTCGTGTTAAATACGACACGAAAAATGAAGCGAAAGAAGCGAAATTTAAAAGCATAGGCGATTTACTTTATGATTTTGAATATTGCGATACAGATATTATTGACAGAAAGAAGATTATAAAAGAATCTCATAAAATGCCATGATTACCCTCAAAATTCGACTTTTATTTTTTCTTAATGGTTTGGTATGGGTTTTAAAAAATAATCGAAAATACGCGAAATGAGGAGGCGAGAATGTCATTTAAAAAATATATGCACATTAAAAGATTCGAAAATGACGAAGTTGCTGGAATAGAATTAGGAACTTGTCACATATTCCCAAAAATTGACGGAACAAACGGGAGTATTTGGTTTGAAGATGAAAAAATAAAAGTCGGATCAAGGAATAGAGAGCTCGCAACAGAAGATGATAATGCCGGGTTTTGTGATTATGTCTTAAACGGAGAAAAATCTAAAAATTATAAATGTTTTTTTCAATGCAATCCTAATTTGAGACTTTACGGAGAGTGGTTGGTTCCGCATAGTTTTAAGGATTATCAAAAAGACGCATGGAGGAAGTTTTATGTTTTTGATGTTTTTGATGATGAAAAAGAAGAATATCTGAGTTATGAAAAATACAGATTGTATCTTTTTGAACGCGATATTGATTTCATCCCTCCGCTTTGTGTTATAAAAAATCCGACAAAGGATAATATTTTGCACGAATTGGAAAGCAATTGGTTTCTTGTCGATAACGGCAAAAATACCGGTGAAGGTGTTGTTGTTAAAAATTATAACTTCCGGAATAAATATGGAAGAACAACATGGGCAAAAATGATCACGAACGAATTCAAAGAAAAACATTCAAAAAATCAACCAACAATAAAAAAATCAAAAGGCGGAATAGAACAGAAAATAGCTGAAAAATATATATCCGAACATTTTGTAGAAAAAACTTATGCGAAAATCGTAAACGATATCGGAGAATGGGATAAAAAATTTATTCCAAGATTGCTACAAACGATTTATTATGATTTGATAAACGAAGAAATTTGGAGTATTATTAAGAAAAATAAAAATCCTGTTATTGATTTTTCAAGACTTTATGGGCTTATGATTGCAAAAATAAAAGAAATAAAACCCGAATTGTTTTAAGGAGCGATAATGGGAATAGTTGAATTAAAAAAACCGAATGAAAACAATATTGAATTAAAAATTGTAATAGCATGTGTGATTTCTGATGAATTTATAAAAAAAATCATTCCGATATATCAGCGTGATTACATAATAAACAAGAATATGAGAAAGATTATTGAATGGAGTATTGAGTATTTCAAAGATTATGGAAGAGTACCAAATAAACATATAATTGACAAATTTGATGAAAAAAAAATAAAATATGAAGATGCTGAAAATGAATTGATTCAAATTCTTATAGAAAAAATCTCTGTAAATTTTGAGTTAAAAAATTTTAATGATTCGTATGTTTATGATTTGGCTGTAAAATATTTCAAAAAACGATCATTGATGCTGTTTACAAAAAAAATTGAATTAGCTCTTGAAAACGATAAAACGGAAGAAGCTGAAAGGATTTACGATGAATATAAAAAAGTCGAACATCAACTGAGCGGATGGTATAATCCTTTTAATACGGAACACATTAAAAATCATTTTGCAAATCGCGATAAAAACAATCTTTTTAAATTTCCGGGAGTTTTGGGAGAATTGGTTGGGCATTTTAAAAAAGGACATACATACGTTTATTTGGGGATCCCAAAACGCGGGAAAACATCATGGCTTCAGGAAACAGCGTTATTGGCCATAGAAAAACATCTTCGCGTAGTTTGGTTTTCTTTTGAAATGACGATGGAAGCAACTGATGATAGAATTTATAAGCAAATTACAGGGAAATTGGACAAAAACAATGATGAATATGATTTTCCTTATTTTGATTGTCTTTTAAATCAGTCTCTTGAATGCAGAAAACCGAACAGAGTAAAAAACAAAATATCAGTAGTAGGCAAAGATTATAAAATATGCGTTGATTATAAGACGGTTGATCATAAAATTTGTACAGAATGCAGAGGTAGCAAACATTTTATTCCGTCTGTATGGTATAAATCAAAAAAAAAACAAAAAATGAGCGAACACCATGTTTTAAAAAAGAGCAAACAAATAGAAAGATTAAAATTGAATAATCTCAGAATCTGTGTGTATCTAAAATTCTCGGCAGGATTTTTCAATGTTGAGCGCGATTTGGAAATATTGGAGAATCAGGAAAATTTTATTCCGGATGTGATCATTCTTGATTCTATACAGTCAATGAGTGGATGTGAACAAAAGCATGATATCATCGATCTGATGTATCGGAATGCGTGTGGTCTGGCCGGATCAAGATACGCTGCTTTGTTTACGGCGCATCAGGGCGATTATGATGCACTAAAAAAGGACAATCTCGATGAAAAAAATGTATCCGGATCAAAAATCGGAGTTTTGGCCAATGTCGACGGAGCTTTGTTTTTATCGCAGTCAAAATATGAAAAGAGGTTAAAATACATACGGATTGGTTGGTTCGACAGACATGGGGATTTTTCAGACAGACAAGCGGCGTGTTTACAATGCCGGGATTATGGGAAAATGTTTGTTGATTCAGAATGGCATAGAAAAATCGAGAAAAAAAGAGATTTTATATGATTTTTGAAGGAAATTTGATGGATTGTATTGATATTTGCTGATAATTGACTGTAATCAGCTATTTTCATGATTGACTTATAAAAAAACTTTGTTATTTTATTTTAAATAATAAAAAAGGAGAAAGAAAATGGCAAATCAAGAACATTTGGAAATTTTGAAAAGCGGAGTAAAAAAATGGAATGAATTTAGGATGAAAAATCCGGGTATAATTATAGATTTGTCCAAGGCTTATTTGTCCAAGGCTGATTTGTATAATGTCAATTTGTCCGAGGCTGATTTGCCTGAGGCTAATTTGTTTGGGGCTGATTTGAGATGGGCTGATTTGTCCGAGGCTGATTTGCCTGAGGCTAATTTGTTTGGGGCTGATTTGAGATGGGCTGATTTGTCCGAGGCTGATTTGAGACGGGCTGATTTGTCCAAGGCTGATTTGAGACGGGCTGATTTGTCTGAGGCTTATTTGTTCGAGGCTAATTTGTCCGAGGCTAATTTGTTCGAGGCTGATTTGTTCGAGGCTGATTTGAGATGTGCTGATTTGTCCGAGGCTTATTTGAGACGGGCTAATTTGTCCGAGGCTAATTTGTTCGGGGCTGATTTGTTCGGGGCTGATTTGTTCGAGGCTGATTTGCCTGATTATAAAATTTGCCCGACATATGGAGAATTTCATTGTTGGAAAAAAGGAAGGGATGAAGATATAATAAAATTAAGGATCCCTGCTTTTTCAAGAAGAACATCAAGTTTGATTGGAAGAAAATGTAGATCCGAATATGCCTTTGTTATTGAAATTAAAGATGAAAACGGGAAAATAAAAAAAGAATCTACAGGATCGATTAGGCCGGAATTGCGATATATTGTTGGGAAGTATGTCAAAGCGGATAACTATGATAATAATCCGAAAACTGAATGTTCTGATGGAATTCATTTTTTTATGACTTATGAAGAAGCTCTTAAATATTGACAATCTCAAAAACATATATATAATATATGATTATGATTGCGCTCCTTTAAGGGGACAACGTCGTCTGTCCTAGCCAACAAAGCGGATATCGGATAGCAATCGCTCACCAAAAACATTTTCTGGCAATATCCGCAAGACGACACATTTTTAAAAATATTAAAAAAAAGGAGAATTGAAAATGAGGATAAAAGCGAAAGAAGATAAAATTAGGGTAGAAGTTCTTGAAATTTCAAAATTTAAAGGGATGATATGAAAATACAAAAGGATGAATTATTAAAAAAAGTTCAAATTCTGGCCCCTTATGCAAAAGACAATCCAAGATTAGAAAATTGCGATTTGTTGTTTTTTTACAACAACAGAATTTGGGTTACCAACGGTTTGATTTTGGTATCTTCGAAATTTGAAACAGACGAAAAAACGTTTTCCATTCCCGCTAACGAATTAGTAAAATTTCTAAAGAAAACAAAAGAAACAGAATTTGATTTAAAAATAGATGAGTCGTCTGTTTCTTTTGTATCGAAATCAATAAATCTTGATTTCGGAATAACAGACATAGAAAACGAGGTTAAGCGATTTTCTTTTGAAATTGGTGAATTTGAACAACTAAATGAAGATTTTTTCGAAGCATTGGAAATTTGTCAAAAAACGGCGAATAAAGACAAAGATCATATTTCAAGTAGTGTTGTGTTCGATATTGATGCTGCGACAGGAGGAGCGAGGATAGCAGCCACATGTTGCGATGTAGATATAAAATCTTCTTTTTGTATTCACCCGATTGTATCAGAATTCATTATTAAAAACTATCCGATTGAATATTGTGTGCTTCCTGAAAATGTTGTTGTAATGAACGGAGAAGATTATCAAATAAAATTCAAAAGTCATGATATTTCTAATTTTGACGGATGGAGAAGATTTTTTGAAGATTTTGAAGGCAATGATATTGAATTTCCGAAAGATTTTGATAAAGTTATTGACGAATGTGTTATTTTTAAAGATGATGATAACGCAATAAATATAAAAATATTCGAGAATGAAGCGGTTATTATCGGCAACAAAGGCGCAAAAGGCAGAATCAAAAAGAATATCGAATTCGACGGATTTAACGAAAATATCGAATTTTTTGTTGATTCTGATTTGTTCTATGATTCTTTAAAATTGACAAAAAAGGCAAAAATCAACGATCATGGGATTATGTTCATCGGAGAAAAATTCAAAAGAATAGTAAAGATAAAATCTGTTTAGTAAGCCTAATTATAATTTTTTATCGAAAGGAGAAAAATAAACAAATAATAATATGTCTATGTCAAAAAATAATTTGATTTTCGTGTGAAAGCCTCGTAAGCCGATGTAAAAACCAAGTCAGGAATGGCGTTAATTCGGTTGGCTTGCCGGATTTTAGGTCTGAATAGCTCGGACATCGGCGTATAACAGTAAGAAATGGAGATTATAACTATGAAAAAGATACCGACGATTGTGTTCAAACAACGTTCAAAGCATGATTTGTGATTGTCACAAAATCTAAGTGTTGCGGAATTCAGAAAATTGATAAAAACAATGCAATCCGTACTTGATACTATCGAGATGTAAGAATGATATGGAAAAAATAAATATGAATTTCACCCATCTGCATGTACATAACGAACATAGTCTTTTAGATGGTTTCGGATCTGCAAAAAACTATGCAAAAAGAGTAAAAGAACTTGGATTTGGAGCGCTTGCATTGACAAATCATGGAGGTGTTTCCGGTCTTATCGAGTTTCAGGATGAGTGCGATAAGCAAGATATAAAAGCTATTCACGGATGCGAGTTATATCTTGTCGAAAATATGTATAAAAAAATAGGCAAGGAAAAACGATATCATCTGACTTGTCTTGTAAAAAATAAAAAAGGTTGGGCAAATTTATGTAATATCATTTCAAAATCAAATTTGGAGGGATATTACAAACGTCCAAGAGCAGATTTTGAAACCGTTTTGAATCATTGCGAAGGGCTTGTAATTTTATCCGGATGTGCGAGTAGTTATCTTTCCGACTATAATTGGAATGATAATGTAAAAAATTTTCATGTTGAATTAAGTAACAGATTAAAAGATGATTTTTATTATGAAGTTCAGGCGCATGATTTGGATATTCAGAAATATGTTAATTTAAAATGTCTTGAATTATGCAATACAAAATTAGTTGCCTCATGCGATTGTCACTATATTAACGAAGATGAAAAGATAATCCAGGAAATTATGCTGGCAATTCAATCTGGTAAAACTTGGAATGATCCGAACAGATGGAAATTCGATAGTTCTCATTTGAAAACAGCGCTTGAAGTTTTACAAGATTTTAAAAAACAAGAAATATTATCAAAAAAACAAGCAAAAAGAGCAATAAACAATACACAGGAAATTATTGAAAAATGCAATTTCAGATTCGAACAAAGAGAAATTTCATTGCCGGATGTATGCGAAAATCCGGATGAAAAACTGAGAGAGTTGGTATACAAAAAACTCCCTAATAAAAAAATATACAAAGAAAGAATTGAAAGGGAACTTGGTGTAATATCAAAAAAGGGGTTTAGTAATTATTTTTTAATCGTCGAAGATGTTGTAAATTATTGTAAAAAAAACGGTATTCCTGTAGGGCCTGGAAGAGGTAGCGTTTCGGGAAGTTTGGTTGCGAATTTGATAGGAATCACTGCCAAAGAACTCGATCCTGTAAAATACGAGATGATGTTTGAAAGGTTCCTCGATGAAAAAAGAGATGCGTGGCCCGATATTGATGTTGATTTTGCTCCTGAAAAAAGATCGAAGGTTATAAAATATGCAAGACTAAAATTCGGGGATGCTGTTTCTATTCCAACTTTTTCAAGAATGAAGGCGAGAGGTGTTGTCAGAGATGTTTCAAGAGTTTTTAACATTCCGCTTAAAGAAGTAGACAAATTTACAAAAGCTATTGATGACAAAACAGAAAACGCAATTCAAAAGACGATTGATGAAACATACGAAGGTCGCGAATTTAATGAAAAATATCCTGAAATAGTCAAATATTGCAAAAAACTTGAAGGAACAATAAGAAATTATGGACAACATGCTGCGGGATTTGTTTTTGCGAACGAAGATATAAAAACAAGTGACAGGTGCGCTCTTATAAAAACAAAAGGTGAAATTAGTGTATGTTGGGATAAAAAATATTGTGAGCGAATGGGATTGATAAAGTTCGATTTTCTTGGACTTTCAACATTATCCGTTATTGACGAAACTTTGGGATTAATAAAAGAAAATAAAAATATCGAAATAGATATAGATTCCATAGAACCAAATGACAAGAAAGTAATTTCGGAATTCGCAAATGGCAATACATCTGGGATAATGCAAGCTAATTCGGATCTTCAAACCGGAATTCTTAAAAAAATTAAACCAACAAAATTTGAACATATTTATGCGGTAAACGCAATGTGCCGTCCAGGTCCGTTAAGAGGAGGCGTTGTTGACAGATACGAACAAGGAAAGAATAAAAGAAAGATTTTCAAAACAGGAAATAAAATAGTAGATAATATAATAAAAGAGACGTTTGGAACAATAATATATCAAGAACAGGTAATGATGTTATGTCATGAGCTTGCCGGGATATCTTTATCAGAATCGTACAAAATTATAAAATTAATATCAAAATCCGCTGGCAGTGAATTATACAAATATGAGCAAAAATTCATAGAAGGTGCTGGGAAACGCATCGGAAGTAAGAAAGCAACTAATCTATGGAATGAAATCAAAGAGTTTGGAGGATATGCATTCAATCTTTCGCATTCTTTGGCATATTCCTATATTTCATATCAAATGATGTGGTTAAAATATTATTATCCTGCCGAATTTGCATCCGCATCGTTGATGTATTCGGAAAACGACAAAGACAAACAAGATTTTATAAATATGGTTGGCGATCTTGGGTTAAAAATTATGCCACCAAAAATAGGCATATCCGATGCGAAAAAATGGGTTACAAAAGGAGATAAAATATACACTCCTTTTATCGAAATCGACAAAGCAGGTCCGGTTCTTGCCAAAAAGTTTTCGAAAATGAAATATGAGATTCCAAGCGGATTTTATGTTGCGGAAGATACAAATACCGCCGAAGATAAAATTTTGTATGAAGTCGGAGCAAGGCGGATAGACGAGGGATGGAATGAAAAAAATGAAAAATATTTCGGCTTTAAGGTTTCAAATGATAAATATAAAAATTTGAATTCGATAATTGGTGATAATTGGTTTCAAAAGGATTATGATGATATAAGAAAAGGGATTTTGACGCCGGAATGCGAATGCGAATTGATAACAAAAACAAAATTTAAAGGTCATGATTTTGCAAGTTGTAAGAGATGCGAATTGAGCAAAATTGCAAATCAAATTGTTCAACCATCAATAGGGAAATACAATGTTTTCGTTGTCGGAGAAGCGCCGGGTCCGGATGAAGATAAAGAAGGCGTTGGGTTTGTTGGAAGAGCCGGAAGGGTTTTATGGGATGAATTAAAAAAATATGGGTGTTCAAAAAAGCATTTTCACATTTCAAATATATGCAAGTGTTATCCCGGAAAGATCAACGGAAGAATAAGAAAACCGGAAGATCATCATATTTTGAAATGCGGAGAGTATTTGCAAAAAGAAATTAGAGATTCTAAGTGTCGACTTGTTTTGGCATGTGGCGCCACTACTTTGAAATATTTTCTAAACGAAAACTACGGCATTAAAAGAAAATCAGGTGAATGCTTGTGGATTGATAAAATTGCCGCATGGGTTGTTTTTTGTATTCATCCGGCAAGTGTTTTATATGACAGAGCAAATAAAGGTTTTTTCAACAAAGGGATAAAAAAATTTGTTGCAAAATTCAAAGAATGGAAGTAAAATCAAAAAAAGGAGATTGAAAATGGCAAATTCAGAATATTTGAAAATTTTGAAAAGCGGGGTTGATAAGTGGAATAAATGGAGATTTGAAAATTGGAATATAATCCCAAAGTTGTCCGGGGCTAATTTGTCAGAGGCTGATTTGAGTCGGGCTGATTTGTCCGGGGCTGATTTGTCAGAGGCTGATTTGAGTCGGGCTGATTTGAGTCGGGCTGATTTGTCAGAGGCTGATTTGTCCGGGGCTGATTTGAGTCGGGCTGATTTGTCCGGGGCTGATTTGTCCGGGGCTGATTTGCGTGGGGCTGATTTGCGTGGGGCTGATTTGGATTTTTCATGCCTTCCGTTATGGTGCGGGAGTTTTGCAGCAAAAATAGACAGACGATTGTTTTTTCAAATTGTCTGCAAACTCCACAGATTTGAAATTGAAGACAAGGAGTGTTTGGAATATCTGAAAAAGACAGACGAATATAAAAACATTTTTTGCGAATATAGAGATGTGAAAAAAATTTAAATAAGGGAGAGAAAAGCAGTGAATAAAGAATTGTTGTCGCTTGAATTAAAATCCAGACCAAAAAATTTTGATGAATTTTATGGAAATAATGCACTTAAAATTGGATTGAAAAAAGCAATCGAAAGCAGAAAAAAAAGATCATTTTTGTTTTACGGACCTTCGGGTTGTGGAAAAACTACGCTTGCAAGGATATGCGCGAATTTTATAAATGCTGAAATAAACGAAGTAAACGCAGCGGATAAAGGGAAAAAAGATGACGGCAGGAGGATAAATTTTGAGTCAGAATATAAGGCTTTTGACGGAAGAGATGCAGCTTACATAATTGATGAGCCACAGGAATCATCAAGCGGATTTCAAGAAACACTTTTGAAAACGATCGAAGAGCCAAAAAGCCATGCTTGGTTTTTTCTTTGCACGACTGATCCACAGAAAATCAAAAAGACATTGATCAAAAGATGTGCCGGGTATAATGTTAGAAAGTTCACTGAAAAAGAATCGATCAAACTATTAAAATCGATTTGCAAAAAAGAAAATAAAAAGGTTGATATAGAAATACTAAAAATAATTGCGGATGTTAATGAAGGTGCGCCACGTGAAATGGTTGTCGCTCTTGATAAAATAATAGATATTGAGGATAAAAAAACACAAATAAAATTGGTCGAGAGCGGCATACCATCTTCTAAAAATCCGGAAATAAAAGAGCTTTGCAGAAATTTGATGAACGGAGATTTTGAGAAAACTAATAAAATCCTCAATAATCTTGAATTCAGATATGAAGCAGAAGGAATAAGACACGGGATTTTGAAATATTTTAATTCATGTTGTAGAAAGAGCACGGATGAAAAATTTTTGAAGATCGCTAAATGGTTTGAGGAAAATTTTTACGACAGTGGATATATAGGACTTAGAAACGCTTGTTATGATGCATGCGAGGAAGAATAATGGAAAGAGATTATGAAAAGGATGCAAATCTTGATAAATTCGATTTGGCCGGCGAATGGGACAGACATGTAAATATTTGTGATTATTATAATCGCGAATATGCATTGGCAGTTGAAGAATTACAAAAGGCAGAGGGTGATTTATATATATCAAAAAAAGATGATTCTATAAAAAAAATTAGAGCTAAATTATGGATTGATATAACAAAATATCCCAGAAAATACGGAATTGAATGTAAGCCTACAAAAGATGTAATAGAAAGTGTTATTTTGGTAAATCCAGAATATTGCAAAACACTAAAAGAATACGGAGAAGAATATAAAAAAGCAAATGATCGATATGCAAAAGCTAGAAAAGACGAAAAAATACTGAAACATGCTTATGATACGGTTATTTGGCACAGGAGAGATACATTTAATATTTATGAGTTAAAACGAGTTTTTCCATTAATGAAACAAAAACAGAAAGGATTAATTAAATGAAAAGAAGCGAAATGCGAAAATTTAAAAACAAAATAAAAAATCAGTATAGCGTAAAAAGACAGGCGCAGAAAAACGGTGAAAGCATATATGATTATGTAGATATGGTTTTCGGCGGGAAGTTCAATGAATGGAAACCAAAAGCTCAAAAACAAAAACATCAATGCGTTATTGTTCCTTATTTTACTGGAAGATATCCAAGCGTTATTAATAAAAATCTTTTCGGAACATCGTCAGGAGATCCGACGTTTTGTTTTAGACATGTGATTCATAGAAATGTTGGCACATCCGGAAAAGACAGCATGCTGTGTCTGAAACAAACTTATGGGAAATATTGTAAAGCCTGCGATGAACTTTATAATGATAAAAACGGATTATATCTTGATTATGAAAAAAACCAAGAAAGAATTAAACCTATTCGGCCAAAACACAGAATTGCTTGGAATGTGCTTGTTATTTCGGATGATGAAGAAAAAGAAAAAGGATCGCAATTGTGGAGGGTTGCTTATAGCGTAAAAGAGCAATACAAGGGATGGGCGGAACAAATTGACGATGTCGCAGAAGATCCTGATACTGACAGATATGATGATGAAACCGGATTGATTCTTTATTGGGATTGGGAAGAGCAAGGGAGAATAATTTCTTTTACCCAGCTTGATTATGAAGAAGCATGGGGAAAGATGTCAAATGTTGCTTTAAAAAAACGGGATTATTCGGTTGAGGAATATATGGCCAAGGCTTATATAATTGAGGATTTGGTTACGGCTAATTTTGTTTGGAATAATGATAAAGTTGATTGGGCAGCCACAGAACAAAAGTTTATCGAATTTTACGAAGGTGATAATGTTGAATTTCAAAATGATGATCCGGAAAGTGCGGATGAAGATTATAATCAGGAAGAGCATGAAACAATTGAAGTAAAATCAGATAAAGAAATGCCTTGGGATGAAGATAAAGAAAATAGTGATGATTCTGATGATAATGAAAGCCAGATTGTAGAACTTAAAAAACTTGATCTTGATGAAATGTCGAAAGAAGAATTGCTAAAAGTTGTTGAAAAATACTCTGTTCTTTCAAGCATCAAAAAACCAGAGGGGATGGGTAAAGATCAACTTTGGGATGCGATAGACGACATAGTTGATGCTTGATTATTTTTTTACGGGATGGTGGGCGGGAAAATAATTTTTTTTGAAACGAAAGCAAAAAACATAATGGGCAGACAAAAAAAAATAACCGAACAAATAGAAAAATATGTTAAATCAGAAACAAAAGGCAAAAAACAAGAACCAAGCGATTTTATAGATACAGGAGTTACGATTTTAAATCTCGCTTTATCTGATCATTGGCAAGGCGGATATAAGAAAGGCACGATAATAAATTTTGCTGGCGGAAGCAACACTGGAAAATCTTTGTTGGCCGGGACTTGCATGGCTTGTTGCGCGAATAATCCGGAATTCGATAACTACAAATTAAAATATTATGAATCCGAAAACGGCTTTGGCTTTGATGTAAAAAAAATGTTCGGTCAAAAAACATATGATAAAATAGGGGATGTTGAGCCAGTTCCTTATCCTCCGAGACTTGAATTGGTCGCTGAAGAAATTAAAAAGATGTCCGAAGATAAGCAACCATTTGTAGCCGTTTTGGATTCGTTTGACGCATTTAAGGTAAAGGAAGATTTGGAAAGAAAGGAAGGCGAGCAAAGTTATAAAACGGAAAAGGCAAAATACACAACGCAATTTTTGACTACGATAGCGAGTGGGTTGAAAGAAACTAATTCTTTGTTAATTCTTATTTTTCACGAAATGAAAAATTTTGGGAAAGATAGCGTGTTTCGGCCATATAAAAAAAGCCAGATAGGCGCAATAGATTTTATGTCTCAACAAAGATTTTGGGTTCATAATGCCGGAGACATAAATTATAAAGAAGATAATAAAAAATTGTGTCAAATCGGCGGATACATGACTATAAATATCCATCGAACAAAAAGTACCGGATTTGGTTGGAAAACAAGCAAGATCCCATTTTATGCGGATTATGGAATAGATGATGTTCGTGCGAATATTAATTGGCTTATCGAAAGAAAATTCTGGCCGGAATACGATAAACAAGGATATAAGAATCCGAAACATTATGTTCTTACAGATTTCGACAATGAAGCGTTTCCTATTGAATCAAGAAAAAAAAGCGATGACAGAGAAAGCGGAACAATTATTGAGTTTATTGAAAAAAATAATTTGGAAACAGAATTAAAAAAAATTGTCGGGAAAAGATGGCTTGAATTTGTTGAAAGCATCAAAACAGAAACAAAGGTTAGAAAGAGGCGTTTTGAGTAAACACATCCTTATTGATAGTAACAATTTGGCAATGATTACTTTTAATTCATTATCGAGAGAGATGGATATTGAGGAAAGTGGGAAAGACATTGTTTATGGATTTATGAATCGTATTTTGAATTTTGCCGAATTTTTCAAAACGAACAGTTTTGTTTTCTTTTTTGATTCAAAAAAATCATACAGAAAAGAAGTTTATTCCGAATATAAAGCAAATAGAAAACCAAAAAACAAAGAAGAAAAAAAGAGATTGATGGTGGCTTACAAATGGATAAAAGAATTGAAAGAAATAATTCAGCAATTGGGATTCAATTTTTTTATTCAAGATGGATACGAATCGGATGATCTTATTGCCGAATTTTGTAATATTTATTCTGATGAAAATAAAATAATAATTTCATCTGATTCGGATCTGTCGCAACTTATAAATAACACTACAAAAAGATATTGTCTTAGTGCGAACGTGATTTATAATAAAAGAAAATTTTTTGCAAAGTATGGATATTATCCGTTAGATGTCATAAAAATTAAAACGATCGCGGGGGATAGTTCTGATAATATAAAAGGATCTGAAAATGTCGGAGAGAAAACAGCGTTGAAATTTTTGAAAGGTGAGTTAAACAAAAAAATCAAAGCGTATAAAACTATATTGAAAGACAAAACGATCCACAAAAGGAATTACAGGCTTATCAAACTGCCTTATGCTTTTGGCAAAGAAAAAATAAAAGAACTTGAATATTTTGAAACGAGTTTTGATATTGGCGATTTTGACGGATTATTTAAATATTATGGATATAATTTGAGTAAAAACGAATTAATAAGATGGGAAAATTTTTGCAATGGAAGTTTTTCTTGATATTGAAAAAATTAGAAAAATAATAAAAAAACGAAGATACAAATATAAAGAACTTGCAGAAATGTGTGGCTCGGATTATGATGATTTTGTTGATATGCTGAGGATTAAAAAAAATAATAGACATCACAAATCAATTATATCTTTTATTAGAATGTGTTCAATTTTTGACATTGATCCTTTTGAATTTTTGCAAGAAAAAAAATCGAAATAAAATGAATAAATATTTGAAATTTTCAGAAATAAGGCAATTCAGAGAAAAATTATTAAAAAAACAAAACGGGATATGTCCATTGTGTAAGAAGCAAATTATAAGACCAAGCCTCGATCATGAGCATAGGAAAAAATTAGGAGGTAGTGGATTCATAAGAGGGGTTTTATGTTCAGATTGTAATGCATATCTTGGAAAAATTGAGAACAACGCTAAAAGATATAGTGTGAAATTATATGAAATACCGATGTTTTTGGAGAATGTTGCAATATATTTAAGAGAAGAACATGTGCAAATATTGCATCCTTCCGAAAAACCTAAAAAAAGAAAATTAAAAAAATCATCATATAATAAATTAAAAAAAGCTAATGATGGCAAATATAAATTGCCGAAATATAATGGGAATATGACAAAAAGAATTTCAATATTATTTAACAAATACAACATTGAACCAGAGTTTTACGGACAAAAATATAAATAATTAATTCAGACGAGTGTGAATTTGTTGATTATTATTTTGATCCATGCCCGAAAGATTTTTTATAAGAATGTTAAAAACGCTAAAAATAAAAAATTTTCAATCTCATAAACATACATGTCTTGATTTTTCCGAAGGCCTGAATGTGATTGTTGGCGAATCAGACAAAGGAAAGAGTGCGGTATTACGCGCTCTGAGTATGCTTGTAAATAACGATTTTCCCGGATGCAAATATTTCCCGAATTTTATGGGAGACAAAGGAAAAACAGTCGTTGAAGCTATTTTCAATGATTGCAAAGTAAAACTTGAAAAACGCATAAGCAAAGGAAAAACAAAGAAAAAAGTAAGGCTTGGGAGATATATTTTAAACGATATTCAGAAATTTGAGTCATTTGGTATAACAATCCCCGATCTGGTAGAAAACTCAATCAATATAGGACAGATTAATTTTCAAAAACAACACGATCATCATTATCTTGTTCTTGATTCCCCTGGAAACATAGGAAAAGAAATAAACAAAATAATAGATATTGATTTGATAGATCAATGGATATCAAGTTTAAATTCGGAAATAAATGAAAATAGACGGGAGTTAAGACATATTGATGCAAAATCAAAAAACCTTGAAGAAAAACTGAAAAGATATAAAAGACTTGATGAATTCGAAATAATAATCGAAGAGATTGAAAAAATAACGAAAAAAATAACACAATGTGACAAGAAACTTTTGTTGCTTGAAGAATATAATAAAAATCAATCGGAGTTAGAAAAATACAAGGGTAGATTAAAATTTGCAGCTCAGAATATCGAAGAAATAAAAAAATACGATTATGACATAGAAGAGCTGGACTATATTTTAGAAAAGTGCGCGGAATATAAAAAAAATATTTGTAAATTACATGAATCAAAAAAAGAATTAGAATCAAAAATATTGAGTTATAAGAAAAAACTAATACAATTAAAAAAATGTCCTGTTTGCGATTCTGATATTAATGGCGATTTGATAGAAAAAATTTTATTATGAAATTTGTTTGTTTGTCGGATATCCATTTAATCGAAAAGAATCCGGGATGTCGAAAAGACAATCTGGTTGAGGAACAATTTAAAAAGTTAAGTTTTATATTTGATTATGCGAAAAAAAATAATTGCAGAATATTGCAAGCCGGAGATTTTTTTGATAAACCAAGGTCATATTTTTTGCTTGTCAGATTATTTGAAATGAATATGCCGCAAATAATATCAGTCCCAGGACAACACGATATGTACAATAGAAATTTGATGTATAACAATTTTGATATCCTGTCAAAAACCGGATATATAAATTATTGCGGGGGTGGAAATGATATAGAATTTGAAAATATTGTCATTAAAGGATGCCCTTATGGAGCAGAATTACCAAAACCAAGTCAAAACACGAAGAATATTTTGGTAATTCACGCTCCGATTAGGGATGAAGAGCTGTATCCGGGTCATATTTATACAGATGCTCATAAATTTTTAGTAGAAAACAAATTTGATTTGATTGTTTGCGGAGATATGCATAAGAAGTTTTATAGTGATTATGGTGGTAGATATATAGTAAATTCTGGATGCATGAATAGAACAAAACGAGATTTGTATGATCATTCTCCCGGATTTTGGGTTTTTGACTTTGATAAAACACAATTAGAATGGATCGAAATACCACATGAATCAAGTGAAAAAGCGATCGATATGTTTACAGAAATTGAGGACAGAACGGATATTGATTTTTCTATTTCCGCAAAAAATATAAGTTGTTCCGGAATAGATGTTGTGAAAAATTTAATTGACTTGATAAAAAAAATGAAAATAAAAAAAAGAGTTTTAAAAGTTATAGATAACACAATAAAAAAAAGCGAATCCGGCAAAATAGACGGATGGAATGACTTTATAAATGAATGGAAAAAGATGAATGAGAACTCCGAGGACTAAAAGCGAACAAAACATTTTGATGATAAAAAAGTTGATTAACGAAGGCCATACTATAAAATGCGCAATAAAAATCATATTGATGAATAGTGATTGCATTTGCGGGAGCGATAAAAATGCAAAATGATGACAGAGCAGATATAGAAAAAATTAAAATAAATATTGCAATGATTGAAAAAAACATAGCGAAATTAATATATGAATTAGAAAAGTTCGATGTTTCGATAAACGATATTGAAAGTGTGATATCAGAAATAAAATTAAAAAAAGAAAAATTTGTAAAAAAAAGAAATGCGAAAATAGCAAAAGCACACGAAATTGATAGAGAGATAAATGTCCGATTTTAAACAAAATTATCTGAAATATAAAACAGAACGGGATTTTTATAGAAAAGAGTTAAAAAATGTGAACAAAAGCAAAAAAAGATTAAAACGTAATATTAAAGAGGAAAAAGATGTTTTGCTTATATTTCAAGAAGTCGCTGCGAAAACACAAACAAAATTTACAGAAACTGTTGAAAAATTGGTAACAATGGCTCTTCAGGATGTTTATGATAAAAATTTCAGATTTAAGTTGATTTTGGAGAGAAAGAGGAGTAAAATAGAATGCAGACCAACAATAAAGGAGGGAAAATTTGAATACGATTTAAAAACAGAGAAAGGCGGAGGTCTTATCCCAATTATCTCAATTGCCATGAGGATAGTTTTGTGGCAATTAATGCCAAATAGAACACGTAATATTTTTATATTGGATGAACCTATAAAATGCAATCTTGGCGGAGAAATGATTTTGAAAACTTTTGCAATGTTAAAATCAATTTCTGAAAAAATGGGTGTTCAGATAATCTTGGTAACACATCATGAGGATTTGAAAGATATTGCGGACAAAGTTTTTGAGGTTAGACAAGAAAACGGGATTAGTTATATAACGGAGATATAGGAGGATTAAATGAAAAAAAATGAAAAAGAAAAAGAAGGATTGAGAAACGGGACACACAAAAAATGTCCGGTATGTAAGACGGTTGAATCAAAAATAAATTGGAATTATTATCCTGACACAAATAACTGGCAGTGTATACATTGTGGAGTAAGTCATATTGATCCTGATGCTGTAAAAATTATAAAATTATATAGCTTGGTGGATCAATGTCAGGATTCTCAAAAAGTTGTTGAAGATATGGAAAAAATCGCAAAAGAAAGAAATATAAGATTTACAACGAAAATGGCGGATTGGTTGTATACGGAATTAAAGAAGCGAGAAACAAAAGAAAAAGAAATTTGTATTGATGATCAGATATTTAAAAATTGGCCATTTGTAATAGAAAAAGTTATTTTGAAATGTTATGGTAGTACAAGAGCCATGACAGTTATAGATGTGGAAACAAATATAGAATATGCGCTTAATGGCATCGCTAAGAATTATATGGAAAAAGGTCACGATTTTGAGCTAATAGATTCGATTTGGAGAGACGATATTGAAAATGGTTATAAAATTTCGCTATCTCCGGTTATTGCTTATGTGGAATCTTTATACGAGCAAAATTTTACGAATAATGATGAGGAATAAAAAAATGGCGATACCAAAATACAGAAGATGTATTTGGAATGTTACAAGAAAACAATATAGTGCATTTAAGCCGATTTGTCGCTGGCCTGATAGTATTATGATGAGTCACAAAATACCACCACATGTTTTTATAAAAGTTGATGAAACCAATTCTGAGGTTTGCAAAGTATGCAAAGCGTTTTGTGATGAAAAAGATGGTTAAAAAATAATATAAAAAAGGAGAGAAAATGAAATATAATGAATTTCTTGAAACGAAAAGTTATTTTGATAAGCCATCCGGGTTTGAACCAAAAAAAACAAATGATAAGTTATATGATTTTCAAAGGGATTCCGTTAAATGGGCTATTCGAAAGGGCAGGAGTACATTGGCTTTTGCTCCTGGGCTTGGTAAAACCCCGTGCCAACTTGAATGGATACAGCAATGTATAGAAAATACAAACAAACCTGGGCTGATTTTTGCTCCATTGGCTGTATCGAAACAAACTGCAAGAGAGGCTGAAAAATTCGGTTATCCGAAAGCAAATATTTGTAACGATATGAAAGATGCGAAAAAAGGTATAAATATTACAAATTATGAAAAAATGGAGAAGTTTGATTTTTCAGCATTTCCACAAATTGTTCTTGATGAATCAGGCATTTTAAAGCATTCGACGAGCAAAACAAGGAATTGGTTTACCAAACAATTAACTGGGACTCAATATAAATTGATGTGTTCGGCTACCCCTTGTCCTAATGATTATACAGAAATAGGCAACCATGCTGAAGCGCTTGGTGTTATGAAATTGAAAGAAATGCTTTCAATGTTTTTCGTTCATGACGGAGGCGATGTTTCAAAATGGAGACTACGAGGATATGCGAAAGATGAAAAATTTTGGCAATGGCTTTCCTCTTGGATGATTATGATGCAATTGCCATCGGATTTGGGATACGATGACAAAAGATTTGTTTTGCCAAAGTTAAATAAAGAGTTTGTTGTTGTAAAAACAAAACACGATTGGACAAAAGACGGATTTTATACTACGGGGAAAAAGGCTTTGAATGAGAGAAGAAAAGCAAGAAGGAACACCATAAAAGAAAGAACGATTGAAGCAAAAAGAATAATAGACGAAAATCCTGATGAAAACTGGCTCATATGGTGCGGGTTGAATGCTGAAGGAACAGAACTTGCAAAAGAACTTGATGCTGTTGAGGTTGCCGGAAGACATAGCGACAGACATAAAGAGGAAACCGCCATAGCTTTTCAAAAAGGACAAATTAAAAGACTTGTATCAAAACCGTCAATATTCGGATATGGGTTGAATTTTCAAAAACATTGCAATAATCAGATTTTTGTAGGTCTTTCTGATTCATGGGAGGAGCTATATCAGGCTGAAAGAAGGATATGGAGATTTGGACAAAAGAAAGATGTAAATTCTTTTATTGTTATATCCGATCAAGAATCTTGCGTTTTAGAAAATATTAAAAGAAAAGAAGAACAAACTATTGAAATGTTTAATAAAATCATTGAAAACACAAAAGATATAACGAGTAAAAATTTGGATAAAACAAAAAAAACAGAAACTCTGTATAATCCGATTTTTAAAATGGTATTGCCTAATTTTATTTAAGTTTTTGGAGGTTATTATGGATAAAAAATTTTTCTATAACTCGTATATATTCGGATATCCTGAAAAATACTATCCTGAAAAATTAGAAAAACCAAAAGTAAAAGGGAAGGATACAAGGAATGGAAGATTTGTTCTTGTTTGGTCGAATGATAAGGAAAAAGAATATTACATGAAAATCTTGGGGATAGATGGGAAAAAAGTTATATATTCGTTTTCTGAAATGAATAAGGAGAAAAAATGAAATTTTTCATACCTACATACAACAGATACGATACAATTTCTACACATAAAATTTTTCCAAAAGCAAAAATAATAGTGCATAACAAAGAACAATACGATTTGTATCGTTCCAA